ATAAATAATAAATAATTAAAGGAGAGAGAACTTAATGTGGGCATCTGATAATATCCGAGTAAATGTGGAAGGTTCCCCCGAAGCGGTTGCCGAGTTTTTCTTGCGTCTTGGAGGAATGAAGTCCGGATTTAATGAAGCAGTAGAATCGCCTATTTCTTCCGAGCCACATAAACACGAATCAGTGGTAGAAAAGATTGATACGAAAGATGAAAAGAACACGTCTTCCATCGAAGATAAGCCCGTTGAAAATGAAGAAGAGACATCTGACGTAGAAAACAAGCCTACGAATAGTGACGAAGAACGTGAGCATTTGAAGTCTATTCTTACCGAACGTGGCATCGAGTTTTCTCCTCGTGCACGTCTTGCCACATTGAAGAAGCTCGTAGAAGATTCCGATAACACTGTCGAAGAAACCACCAAAGAACCTGAACCCGAAATTATCGAAAATGACGATGTTCCTCCCGTCATGGAAGACCCTGCGGCGACTATTTTGCAGAAGACCGGGCAGGAAGAATATAACGGCGGGGAAGGCTGTGCCTCCGAAGAAGAGGACTATGTGGATGTTCCTTCCGCTCCGCTCAAGTTTGAGGAAGAGCCCGAAAGAACTTATACTCCCGCAGAATTTCTGGATGAGTGCAAGCGGTATTGCAGTCGGGTAATGCGGACTGGCAGAGATCTTGATACGTCCCATAGAATGCTTGCCGATATTCTTCAAAATGTGACGGGTGTAACTCGCAAAGTCATTGAAGTTGAGGAGAAATATTACAATACGATTGTGACGAAACTTCATAATCACATAGATCTTTTGCGAGAAGACCACAATTCAACCAATGAATAAAAAAATGAAAGGTAAATGTATTGGGAAAACATAGCAGGATAGGAGCCTCTTCCTCAGAAAGATGGATGGCGTGTCCCGCTTCCGTCAGGATGAGTGTTGGGCTCAAAAATGAAGACAGCCTTGCAGCAAGAGAGGGCACTGCTGCACATGCTCTAGCGGAGTTCTGCCTTAAAAATGAGATGTATCCCGCATGTAAGAAAGGAAAAAAGATCTACGTAAAGGGAGATTCTTTTGAGATAGAAGAAGAGATGATAAAAAGCGTCTCTCTTTACGTAGGTCACATTCTTCACGTAGTTCATAATCAAAAATTGTGGATGGACGAGAATGGCGACCTTGTTCAAATCGACACCGAAAACGTCCATTTTGAAAAGTTTGAGAAAGGGGATAGCAAGAAGCTGTCTGTCGAGGAAAAATTCGCTCTTACTTGGATAAAGGAAGGGATGTTCGGTACATGCGACTGTAATTACAAAGATTATAAGAATAGGAGACTCTATGTATTCGACCTAAAATATGGAAAGAGCACGCCAGTAACCGCCATCGATAATTCCCAAATGAAATACTACGCTTTGGGTATTGTAGGAGAGCCATTATCGAATGACGACTTTGATGAAGTAGTAATGGTTATTGTCCAGCCGAGAAACGATTGTTTCGGGGTAAGTTCGTACAGTCTAAAGATCGATGATCTCTATCTCTGGGCTGAAACGGAGTTACGCCCTGCGGCGGAAAAGACAGAAGACCCTGATGCCGAATTTTCATCAGGAGATCACTGTAAATGGTGCCCGGCCTTTGGAGTTTGTCCTCAGATCGAAAAAGACCTTGGATATTTAGTAAATTATAACAATTATATAGAAGAAAAGAAAAAAAATATTGAACTTCCAGACCCAAGACACTTGACAAGTGAAGAAAAGTCTCGTATATTGCATCTATCGATTGTGTACGCGCCTTGGATCGAAGCGGTAGCAAAATCCGCTTATGAAGACGCTGTCGCTGGAAGATTAGTTCCGGGGTTTAAGCTAGTTAAAAAAAGAAAATCGAGACGAGTTTGGAGGGACAATGCGCTCACCGCCCAAGAGCTAAGTTTGAAATATGGAGATGAAATTTTTGAGGAGAGAAAGTTAAAATCGCCATCTAAATTAGAAGGTATTTTGACAGGAGAGGAAATTGATCTCTACTCATTTAGACCGGAATCCGGTACGGAATTAAAACCAGAAAACGATAAACGTAAATCCGTAAATCCATTAACATCTATCGACGAATTTTATTCGCAACAAGAGGAAAACTAAAATGGCAAGAGTTACTAAGCGCGTTATTTTCAAGGCTTCTATTTCTTATCCTCATCTTTCCGAGCCCGTAGTCAATCCTAATGATAAGAACAAAAATCCCCAGTACAGCATTGAAGCGCGCATTCCCAAGAGCGACGTAGACACGATTAAGAAAGTGCGCTCCGTGCTTGAGGAAGTTTATACCGAGGGTGCTGGCCCGGATAAGAAGAAGTGGAAAGTTGATTTTCGTGAGCCCGGCTTTTTTGATACATATCTGTCGAAGCAAGGCAAGGATGGTTTCCCTCTTCGAGACGGCAAGTATAAGCCGAGCGGCGATTGCGACGATATTGTTTTCATGAGCGTCAAAAACAAGTATCCTATTGCTCTGGGCGTAAAGACTGGCCCCACGACTTATCGGAAGCTCGAATCGAAAGAAGAAATCGAAAAGGAACTTTACGCTGGTTGTATCGCCGATGTCATCATGGACGTTTACTATAATGACAGGCCCGGCACTGAACCCGGATGCTTCCTTTCCCTCAAGGGTGTCGTAAAGACTGGTGAAGGACAGCGTCTTGCCGGAAGCTCTCCCGTCGACCTTGGCGAACTCTATGGCACCGAAGAAAATAACGATGTAACCTACGGTGGCTCGGAAGATTCTTCCTCCGATGATTTGCCGTTCTAATAAAAAATAAGGAAATAAAATAATGTCAGAGAATGAAAAGACCAACAATGTTTGCCGCCGCGACTTGACGAATGCCGTCATGCGTATTACCGGATTCCGCCGTGCTGATATCGAAAAGGTTATCAATGCGTATACCGAGGTGATTTATGCCAATCTTAAAGCAGGGCGTAGCGTGAAGCTGCATCGGCTTTGTACTTTCAAGGTCGTAGACTTGGCCCCTCGTGAGTTCCGTTCAAACCTTACCGGAGAAATTGTTCGTAAGCCCGCACGAAAACGTGTTCGTGTGAAGCTTTCCTCCCGACTCCAGATTAATGAGAAGAACTAAAACCCTATAACAAAAGTCCCCGCATCCGAGCTAAAAAAAGCAAAGAGCGGGGACTCTACGTTTATAACGAGAGGCACGTCATGACCATATCAAACTGTTTGTACTGTGGAGGTAGAGGAAAACTTCTGATTCGATCAGCCGTAAAGAAATACAGGAAAATAGATTTGTATCAGGTTAAATGTAATAAGTGCCATGCTAGAGGCCCTATTTCCGATAGTGAAATCAATGCGATACGTCATTGGAACGGAAAAGGGTATCCTTCCTCCTAAAAAGTTCTTGACATTTACCTATAAACTGAGTATAATTTAAGCCATGAAAAGAATGCAAGCATACAAATTCCAGCTACGTCCTAAAGCTAAACAAGCAAATCTCATGTTGGGTTTTGCCGGTTGCTGCCGTTTCGTCTGGAATAAGGCGCTTGCATTGGAGAAAGAAACCTATCAAGCGGAGGGCAAACGTCTTGGGTTTTATAACCTTTGTAAGGCCCTCCGTGATTGGAAAAAGGAAGAAGAAACATCTTTTCTTGCTGGAGCACACTCTCAGATATTGCAGTTTGTATTGAAGGATCTTGATCAGGCATACAAAAATTTCTTTGAGAAGCGTGCGAATTTTCCGCGCTTCAAGAGGAAAGGTGTTCACGATGCCTTTCGTTATCCACAAGGTTTCAAGCTGGATGAAGGAACTAGCCGCGTTTATCTACCCAAAATAGGTTGGGTGCGTTACAGAAAAAGCAGGGCTATAAAAGGGACTCTCAAGCAAGTAGCGGTTTCTCTTTCTGCCGGAGAGTGGTATGTCTCCATCCTGACTGAGAGGGAAGTAGTTGAACCTATCCATCCCTCTAAAAGCTCTATTGGCATTGACATGGGAGTTGCTCATTTTGCAACGCTCTCCGATGGAAGCACAATTGAACCGTTGAATAGCTTTCGCAAATATGAAAAGAAGTTGGCAAAACTGCAACGCAAACAAGCGAGATGCAAAAAGTTTTCCTCCAACTGGCAAAAGATAAAATCACGCATTCAACGCTTGCACCTCCACATAGCTAATGCTCGCAAGGACTTTCTGCACAAGGCAAGCACAATGATTAGCAAAAACCACGCTGTTGTTGTGCTTGAAGACTTGAAAGTGCGGAATATGTCCAGCGCAAAGGCGGGAGGAAAACGCAAGTCAGGTTTGAATAAATCTATATTGGATCAAGGGTGGTTTGAGTTCCGGCGGCAGTTGACATACAAGCTGGCATGGTTGGGTGGATCTTTGATCGCAATTCCTCCTCAGTATACCAGCCAGACCTGTAGCCGTTGCGGATGTGTAGATAGACAAAACAGACAAACGCAAGCCAAATTTAAGTGTACAGCTTGCGGATTCGAATTCAACGCTGACCACAATGCAGCGTTGAACATTTTGGCGGCAGGGCTTGCTGTTACAGCCTGTGGAGCGGGAAAGGCTCAAGCGCCCGCGTTGAATCAGGAACCCGCCTATAGTTTGGCCTAATCGGGCCTTACTGATAGGAATCCCCCGACTTTAGGCGAGGGAGGATGTCAATAGGTTGTAAAAAACATCAACAAGGAGAGAAAATATGTCTATTCTCAAGTCCAAGGTTTCCGTTATCCGTTTTATCACCGAAGTTGAAGATAATCTTGAAACTATCATCAATGGGCTTAACGCCGCACGTTTTCAGGAAAAGTGGGAAGCGGGAATGGATTCCATGCAAGGCTTCTGCCCCCTTAATGACCGTTGGGGCTCCTCTGATTTCCACGAAGGCAACATCAAGGCGAATGGGTTTATTGCATTCTTTTTCCGTACCGACACTAAGCGGGTAGATCCCAATCTTCTCAAGCGTGAAATTTCTGACCGGATTGAACGTTTCTCCGAAACTCATGGAAAGAAACCCAATCGTGAAGAACGTAAGGACATTCAGGTTACTGTAAAGAATAAGCTGCTCGGAGAAGAAAAAGCCAAGCCCTCTTTCTATCCGGTCATGTTTAATCCTGAAACGGGGGAAGGGTATCTTTTTGCAACTTCCAATAGTGTGTTTGAGAAGTTCCGGGCGTCGTTCAAGTTGGTCGCCGGGATTCCAAATGTTAAGAATCTCGAAGAAATTGTGGAATCTCGAAACCTTGATTTCACAGTCGATAGCCAGACGTTCCTGACGTGGTTCTGGTGGCGCATGGAGAATGATCCCACCAAACCTGTCACCACCGAGAATACTTCCTACGAATGCTCCATGAGCGGCACTGTAACGGTAAGTTCGGCGGAAACCGGGGAAAAGGTCACAGAGAAGTCGGATCAGCTTCATGAGGCTCGTATGGCCCTTCTGCGGGGTCTTCGTGCGGAAAAGGCGGCGGTTACTTGCTGCGCTGGATCTGGTGTCAATATTGAGTTTACTTTGAATAATGAAAGCCTCAATATTTCCGGGCTCCCTATTCCTAAGATGGAAGAAAAGCCGAGCGACGTGTTTGAAGAATTTGAACATGCGAAGATTCATATTGATGAAGCTTTTGCTCTTATTGATTCTTTGATGGAGGAATATATTGAGCTTAATGCGGTAGGCGACCCGCTGCCTCCTACTCCGCTTATTCATTGGGGCCGTGGGGACTTTTGTTCCGGAAGCATTGAAATTCTGTAAGCATGGAGGATATAATGGCAAAAGGAACTTTCAGGGTAGTAGAAAAAATTTGTCCTTTTTTGAATGCGCCGTGTAAGGAAAAGAGGTGTATGATGTGGGATGAAAAATATCTAGTCTGCCAATTGGCATATCCAGCGAAACGTAGGGTGAAAGGCGAAAGTATACAGCCGCTTTATCTAAATCACATAAACATGGAAACGAAATAAATAAAAAAAAAAGATACCAGCGTTTGTTAAAAATTCTGGTATCTTTTTTAATAAAGGAGGCATGATGAAATCCGTAATTGACTTTGAAACAAGATCCCCTGTAGATATTAAAACCTGTGGAGCTTACGCATATGCTGCACACCCTGATACTGAGGTGATGATGCTTGCCGTCCGTATATGTGGACAGGAGGCTCGTGTATGGGTAGCTCCGGCATATAGGCATTTTCTTGATACTGAATTGAGCGACGATGAATTGCAGGATATTATTAATAATTGTGAAGAGATTGCAGCACATAACGCCCCTTTCGAAAGAGCCATTTGGAAGTTCAAGATGGAGCCTCTCTGGTTTAAGCCATTGCCATTAGAGAAAATTCGATGCACGATGTCTCAGGCCCTTATGTGCAACCTTCCCCGTAAACTGGAACAAGCGGTAAAGGTTTGGCGAAAAGACGCCCCTCAGAAGGATAATGAAGGGCATAAGCTGATGATGAAAATGTCAAAGCCTAGGAAATTCCGTAAAGCCGAACTTTCCGCATTTCCAGACCCCGAAAAGGCTAAGGCTACTCAAGAGTACGTCTATGCCGTGCTTTCAAAAGGTGGCATTCCTACCATTAAAAACTACCATCAGTATATTGTCTATCCTTGCGACGAGCCAATGTTTAAACGATATGTTGAATATTGTCGACAGGACGTGGTCGCGGAAGAAGTTCTTTTTACGGAGCTTCCTCCTATCCCTGAGCGGGAGCTTAAAGTGTGGCGGCTCGACCAGACGATCAATGACCGTGGAGTAGGAATTGACAGGTTTCACGCGGTCAAAATTATGGATATGGTAAATAAGGTAGAAGATATTTTGACGGAGGAAGCTTCTGAGATTACGTATGGAGCGGTATCGACTATGAAGTCTTCTAAGGCTATTATTGAATGGCTACAATCTCGTGGGGTTGATACTGATTCGGCAAGTAAGCAAGCTATCTCCGACCTTCTTGAACGACCTGACCTTCCCTCGGATGTTCGGAGATTCCTTGAGATTAGACAGACGATTGCAATGTCTTCGACAGCGAAATATCAGACGATGCTCTGTACTTCGTGCTATGATGGCAGGGCGCATGGGACGATGATTTATCATGGTGCCTCAACAGGTCGTTTTTCGGGCGCTCTTATTCAACCGCAAAATTTGACTAGACCTTCAACAAATAACATGAATATCCCCGAAGGTTCCAAGCCTTTGGACAACTACGATATCAGTGAGATGGATGTTAGGCTTGCGGCTAGTGGAAATATTGATCTTATCCAGCAATACTGGAAAGACCCTAAAGTCCTTGCCTCCGATTGTCTTCGTGCCATGATTCGGGCCTCCGAAGGCCGTGTGTTTATGTGCGCCGACTATAGCGGCATCGAAGCCAGAGCCTTGGCGTATCTTGCTGGAGAAGAATATGTGCTTCAAGGTTTCAGGGATGGACTTGACCCATACAAAGTAGCGGCTACGACTATTTATGGGGTAAAATATGAAAATGTGGATAAGAAGCAACGTCAGGTAGGTAAGACGGCTACGTTGGCTTGCTTCACTGCGGATACGAAAGTTTATACGAGAGATGGTGTAAAAAATATTGTAGATGTAACTAAAGACGATTATGTGTGGGACGGAGAAAATTGGTGTTTGACAGATGGAGCGTATTATCAAGGTGTTAAAGAAGTCGTCAATTTTCTGGGAGTAGAATCTACACCCGACCAAAAATGGTTGATGGGAGAAAATATATGGGTAGAGTCGGACGCAGGGAAAGTACTATTGGAAACATTTATGGAAATATTCAAGTCCTGTCATTGTGTGGAGAAACAGGAGATCTCGTGCACGCAAGATGCCTCACTTGCGGGCGAGAATGCGATGTGTCGGCATGGAACATATTGTCTGGAAGAACAACTCAGTGCGCTCAATGCGGACGAAAATCTGGAGCTAAAACAATCACAAAATACCATTCAATGGAGCAGCCTCACAAGAGAAGATGGCTTAATAGATTATACTCAGCAATTAGCCGATGTCATAATGAAACAGATCCAGCATATGAATGGTATGGAGCCAGAGGAATTAAAGTATACGATGAATGGATGGAAAATAAAGATTCCTTCCTTGAATATATGCGTGGAATTGACCATTGGGACGACCCAAGGTATGAAATCGACCGCATTGATAACAACAATGGATACGTGCCGGGAAATGTTAGGTGTGTCATGGGACGAGACAATAAAAGAAACACCTCAAGAAATAGACTTGTATCGTATGGTGGAAGAACTATGTGCGTTACTGATTTTTGGAGTCAGTATTGCCCCCAATATAGAAGCGCGGGAACTGTTAGTAAATTACTTAGAAAAGGAATCCATCCCGAAGAAATCGTCGAATCAATGTCGGAAAGAATCCGTGGTAAATACAACAAAATACATCACGTCGAAAAAGTTTTTTACCGTGGAGAAGAATTGTCTGTCGATGAGTTTTGGAAAAAATATGTTCCGTGGTACAAGAAAAAATCTAATATTCAAGCTAGACTCGATAAAGGACAGAGTCCTGAGTACATCGTCGAGAACCAAAAAAAGCGATAATAAGGAAAACGTTTATGATCTTCTAAACTGTGGAGATAAAAGCAGATTTACTATAAGCACTTCCTACGGGCCACGAATTGTGCACAACTGCGGATATGGTGGTGGGTACGGGGCATTTCTTCGTTTTGGTGCCGATAGAATGGGTATTGATGAGGAAGAAGGGAAAAAGATTATTTCTTCGTGGCGAGATGGTCATCCTATGACGGTAAAACTTTGGAACAAACTTGTTGAGGCTTCCGTTATGGCTATGACCAACAAAGGAGAGATTTATTCGTATAGGGGAGTATCGTTCCGATATCATAAAAGATTTCTCCTTATGAAGCTCCCTAGCGGTAGATTCCTTTTTTATTTTGATCCTAAACTCGAAGATGTGGGGATGGCGTGGTCTACGCCGGAAAGACCAGCGTTTAAGAAGCTCGTAACGGCTATGACTTTGACGCCGGAAAAGCAGTTTGTGAGAAGACCGCTCAATCACCTGATCCTCTCGGAAAATCTAACACAAGCATTTTGTAGAGATCTAATGGTAAATGCTCTTTTTAATCTGGAAGAAGCCGGATACCCTGTCGTGTTTCATGTACACGACGAAATCATCTCCGAGGTTCCTATAGGATATGGGGATATTAAAGAGTTTGAGGAGATTATGTGTAAATTACCTCTGTGGGCAAAAGACCTCCCTGTGAAAGCAGAAGGGTGGGTAGGAAAATTTTATAGAAAATAACCTAAAAAAACGTGTTGACATAAACAAGGATAAAATTTAATATTGATTATTCACACACATAAAGGAGAAGATTAAAATGGACAAATACCATAAAAGACCTTTTGATTCACGATGGGAGAGTAGGGAAGATATTACTAAAAATAATCGGGTTAAATTAACGTATAAACCTAGAAGTGGAGAAAAGTTTGGGAGATTAACTATTATTGAATCCGATTGGGGTCAGTATCGTGCATACGCAAAAGTTCGATGTGAATGTGGGTCTGAATTTAAAGTTCCAGTAGCGCAAATTCGGATGGGAGAGCATCTTTCGTGCCGTAGATGCGCACAAAAAAATAGAAAATATAAAAATAAAATTCTTAAAAAACTAAATGAACTTATCCCTGATTCAAAATTACGATCACTTTGGACACAGCGTTACCGCAATATTATGGAAAAATGCTATAACACTAGTTGTAAACAATATCATCAATGTGGAGGCAGAGGAATCGAAATATACGAAGAATGGATGGAGGATAGACTTAAATTTTTAGAATATATTAAAACATTACAAAACTGGGAAAACACCGCATATGATTTTTGTAGAATAAATGTTAATGGTAATTATGAACCGGGAAATGTTAGATTAGTCACCAGAAAAGAAAATATCAATAATAGGAGAGTATCTATAAAAATTAAATATGATGGTTGTAAATACACTATACGAGAATTTAAAGAAAAATTTACTCCAGAATGGACTAGGTCATCTATTTTATATCATACAAAAAAAGGTCACACACCTGAATATATGATCTATAGATATAATATCAAACATAAATAGCCTAAAGAATATGTTGACATTCGCTTCCGATTGATGAATACTCCATTTGTCGGAAGCAAACATCTTTAGAAAGAAGGAGTGTAAGAGAATGATTGAGGTAAAAGGATCAGTAAGTACAGCTAAGGTTTTCACAGATTATGTGGAGCCGACCGCGTTATCTCAGATTATTGAATTATGTAATCAGGAGTTCACCGAAGGAAGCAAAATCCGTATTATGCCTGATGTACATGCTGGCGCTGGATGCGTTATTGGAACGACGATGACCATCGAAAATAAGAAAATCGTTCCTAATCTTGTCGGTGTTGATATCGGTTGTGGATTACTGTCCTGTGAATTTACTTTGGAGGATAAGCTCAACAATAGCTTTTTTGAAGAAGTTGATCGAATTATTCGAAAGCATATTCCCGCAGGATTTAATATTCGTAACGACAAGCATGAATTGGTTAGCGCCATCAATTTGAATACGCTTGCATGTCGTAATGAAGTTAATATCGCTCGTGCGGAGCACAGTATTGGGACTTTGGGGGGAGGTAATCATTTTATTGAAATAGGGGAATCCGATAATTTCGATGGTACTTTTTCTTATTTCCTTACCGTACATTCTGGTTCTAGAAATATTGGAAAAGAAGTAGCTACTTATTATCAAAATGTCGCTATTAAAGAATGTCCGGGCATCCCCAAACATCTAGCGTATCTTTCAGGGGAGATGTTCGATGAATATATGTATGATATGGAAATCATGAAATATTATGCCTCTTTGAATCGTGAGGCGATCATTAACGATATCACGCTACACATTGGGATTAAGAAAGACGATGTCTATGAAACCGTTCATAACTATATAGAACGTATTGACAATGATGTGTTCATGCTGCGCAAGGGAGCCGTTTCCGCTAAAAAAGAACAGGCTCTTATGATCCCTTTGAATATGAGAGACGGTATTATTTTTGGTTTTGGTAAAGGGCTTGAAGATTGGAACTATTCCGCACCTCATGGAGCTGGACGTAGACTAAGCAGAGGTGAAGCCAAGCGCAGTCTTGATATGAATGATTTTAAAAATGAAATGGAAGGTATTTATTCTTCTTGCGTAAATACTTCTACTCTTGACGAAAGCCCTATGGCATACAAGGATGGATCAGAGATTCGTAACAATCTTCAATCGGTGGAAGCCTTGTTCACTATTAAGCCAGTATATAACTTTAAAGCATAAGAAGGAAAAACAAATGAATATGAAAGTTGAATTTATCGAGGAAGCTGGATGGAATTCTGCATTGCTTGGTCTTGGCCTGTCTTTTGGCCTTACATCAGATAAGACGTTGGATGACTTAGAGAGCGAAGAGGTGGCCCCCGGTCAGGAATGGCCTCTCCATGAACGTCTTTATCGCCGAGCGTGGAATCTTGCCCGGCTTGATAATGGCCACAATAAATATTTAGAAAGTATCGTAGTTTGGATCGATATTACTGCACCCCGCTATTTCTGGTCGCAATTCGACACATATCGTGTGGGAACGTCCAAACAGTCCGAGTCTACGATGCACACGATTATGAAGCGGCATCTCACGAAGGACGATTTCTCCGACAAAGTTCGTCAGGAAATTATCGATATTCTGAATAAAATGATTGACGAAAAGGACTTTGAAGGTGTAAAAGAAAATCTCCCCGAAGGATTTTTGCAGCGGAGAATCGTATGTACTAATTATAAGGTTCTTCGGAATATGTACCATCAGCGCAAGAACCATAAGCTGAAAGAATGGAGATTTTTCTGCGACCAGATTCTCATGTATCTTGATGATAGGTTTATCCCTGCTGTAAAAGGAGAGAGTATTAATGAATAAACACAGAAAGAAAATAGTTATTATGAAAATCAAAGGTATGATTTTATTGGCGGTTTTTGTTTCTGTTTTCGTTTGGGGTTTTCAAAAATGTGAAAAAGCCGAAAGAGAATATTGGGAAAACGTAAGAATTGAAAATAGTAGATAAAAAATATTAAGGTAGGGTGGATGTTTAAATTCAATTATTTGGATAGGATTCTTATAACTCTTTTAATTAGCGTATTTATTGCTAATTCAGTACATAATTATGTAACACTTACAAATTTTAGAAAAAGTAAGAATATTCAGATAGAGGAACTTCATCATAAGATAGAATTTTTAAGTACAGCATTAGGAAGTATGGCCTCTGAAAATGCTATTATGAAGCAGAAGTTGGAAGCCTCTTATCAAAAAAATGAAAATACGTCTCAAGATAAAAAAGAGACGTACGGAGATACTAGAGGACTGCGGAATAACAACCCCTGTAATCTCAAAAGCTCGAAGAATACGAAATGGGATGGTCAAGTTGGAAGTGATGGCAAGTTCATCATTTTTGAATCCCCCGAGTATGGTATCCGGGCTTGTGCAAAAAATCTAAAGAATTATCAACACAAGAACGGCCTTGACACATTGCGGAGCATGGTGTATAGAATGGGACCTCCTCACGAAAACGATACAAAAAAATATGTTCGTAATTTATCTAATATCGTAGGGGTATCCCCGGATGAAAAAATTAATGTTCTTAAACATCTCCCCGAGATTATAAAGGGAATCATTTTTCTTGAAAATGGGAAAATGCCCTATCCTGAGAAGATGTTTATCGGATATACAATCTTTAACTAATAAGGAGAATCTACATGAGCAATCACATTATCAACTTCAAGCGTTTTCATGAAAATGCCAGTATGCCCCTCCGTGGAACCGATTGGTCCGCTGGATATGACCTCCATGCAGTCACCTGCGATATCGATTGGGATAAAGGGCTTGTTACCTATGGAACCGGAATCGGTATGGAAATCCCTGCGGGGTACGTGGGCCTCGTATTTCCTCGGTCTTCTGTATTCAAGAAGGAAATGACACTCTCTAATTGCGTAGGCGTCATTGACTCCGATTATCGTGGAGAGATCAAGGCTGTCTTCCGTATTCCTAAGAATTATTTCCAAGATCCTAGCCTTGCGAATAAAATTTATGTAACGGGCGACCGGATTTGCCAGATTGTCATTGTTCCGTACCTCCCTGTCGATTGGGTGGAAACTGAGGAGCTTTCCACAACCGTTCGAGGCACTGGCGGGTTTGGCAGCACTGGTGTGTAAATAGAAAAAATTTCAATGGCTAGATGTCAATATTTAGCCATTGAAAAATGTATAAAAACATAAATAAAAAAAAGAGGAAAGCACATGCATATTAAGATTACTTGGGATCAAGAGTTCTATGACCTTATGATGTATCTTATCGCTAAATATGGCAGGGACTTTTTGACCTTGGATGGAATTGGCGATCAGATGGATATCAATAAGTTTTCTAAAGATTTTTTTAATACGGATACTACAACGGCAGATGTTTCCGTAGACTCTAATGCCAATGTATGTGCGCGGACATCTATTGAGTATAATCATGAAATGCCGAAGCCCATTAAAAAGTACAATAGTTATTTCCTCCTCTGGAAACAGATTAAAAAGGATTATGGGCTCCTTGAAGCTAATACTGTCGTGGAAAAAGTGCTTCGTGGTGATCTTTATGTTAACGACTCCACTGATGTAGCCCTTCCCTATTGTTTTAACTATTCTACTTATGATATCGCTCTTAATGGTTTGGAAGGCGTATCTAAGCGAGTTCGTGTGAGCGCCCCTAAATCTTTGGAGACGTTTGTGCGTCAAGTAGAACAGTTTATGGTTGTTGCTGCAAACTCAACCTTGGGAGCTACCGGATTTGCAGATTTTCTTATTGTGGCATCTCTTTTCGTAGAAAAAATGAAAAAGATCGGATACGATGGTCGGATTAAAGTTGATGATTATAAAACATATGTAAAGGAAAAACTTATCAATTTTATTTATACGGTGAATTGGGAATTCCGGGGAAATCAAAGCCCATTTTCCAATCTTTCTGTATTCGACCGTAATTTCCTTGAATCCCTCTGTCCTGACTATACGATGGATGGAAAGGCCGCAAATCCTGAAACTGTGCATGAGTTGCAAGGGCTTTTCCTTGACGCTATGAACGAAGAGATGCGGAGAACACCCCTCACGTTCCCCGTAACGACAGCTTGCTTCTCTATTGATGATGACCGAAATATCGTGGATAGAGAATTCGTGAAGTTTATTGCCGAGAAGAACAAAGAGTTTGGCTTTATTAATATGTATAACGGGAAGATGTCAACTTTGAGTTCGTGCTGTCGGCTTAGATCAGATAGAAAGAACGAGTATTTTAATTCTTTCGGTTCGGGAAGTACAAAAATCGGATCTCTCGGTGTTGTTACTGCAAATTTCCCTCGTCTTGCAATGCAATCTGGTGGAGACGAGAGCGTATTTATTGATAAGCTTAAAGACGCATTTTTTACCGCAGCGAAAATCAATAACGCTAAACGCAAGATTGTACAGCGTCGAATTGACCTTGGCGCAGCTCCTTTGTACACGCATGGATACATGGATATTACTAAACAATATTCGACTTTTGGAGTCACCGGACTCTATGAAGCTGTGAGCATCCTCGGAAAGGACATTTTGAATGAGGATGGACAAGACCTTGTAATGCGGACTCTTGAACAGATTAATCTTTGGATTGATGAAGCTCAAGAACTGTATCAATCTCCTCATAACTGTGAACAGGTTCCCGCAGAATCATCTTCCGTGAAACTCGCAAAGAAAGATAAGGTTCTTGGATATGATTGCGGTGTATCCTTCTATTCAAACCAGTTTATCCCTCTTATTGCTAAAGCTAACATGCTTGACCGTATTCGGCTTCAAGGGAAATTCGACGGTTTGTTTTCGGGAGGAGCGATTTGCCACGTTAATGTTGGTGAAAGAATTGAAGATACAAAGAATATTGAAGATCTTATTTTCTATGCTGCAAAATCAGGTGTTGTTTATTGGGCGATAAATTATCTTCTTCGTATCTGTGATGATAACCATACTTGGGTGGGATCTGATAGATGCCCTGTTTGCGGAAGAGAATGGTCTGAGGAGATTACCCGTGTTGTCGGATTCTTTACTAATGTAAAAAATTGGAATAAGGTTCGCCGTGAAAAAGACCGTCCCAATCGCCAGTTCTATGGTAAGGAAGAAATGAGATGCGAGTAGCGGGCACAGAATTTAATCTGGCTCATCGGGCACTGGAAATATATCTTTCCGGATGTAAGGCACCTCATTGTGAGGGATGTCATAACAAAGAACTTTGGGAATTCAATCAGGGGATTCCGTATCAGGAATGGCTTAAAACTCAAGAAAATTCTGGACTTTTTAAAGACAGTGAACTATTAGTAAAAAAAGTTTGGATTTTGGGAGGGGAACCCCTTGATCAGAATTTGATTTCTCTTCAAAACTTTATCATTCGATTGAATGCGTATTTTCAGGAGATTTGGTTATGGACAAGATATGAAAAAATTCCTAAGCCGCTTCACCACCTGTTAAAATATGCCAAGCTCGGAATGTATGATAAAACAAAACCATCTTATATAGAACCTTTATTCGGAATAAAGTTGGCATCGAATAACCAAAGAATCGTAAAGTTGTAGCTAAATATGGAGTACGTAAGTACATTTAATCTTACGTACTCCATATTAAAAAAGGAGGATCTATGGAGTTTACGAATCGAGAAGGCGCAATAGTTTCCGCATTTACTGGATTTCTGATGGGCGCGTGGAGTGAATATCATTCTTATGTTGAGGAACTTTTTGGGCGGCCCGTAACCCCCGCAGAAATGTGCGACCCTGATTTTAGAAAGGAGCTTAGAGAAAAAGCCCGTCCAGACTTTGTAGGTATATGCGATATTCTTTATGATGAATGGCTTAATAATGGAAAAGAAAATACCAAGGAGGCATAAAGATGAGCGAGTTATATCAAACTATTATAGAAATACCTAAATTCACATTGTTCATCCCTACCGAAGAACGCCCCATCCATAGAATTGTTCTTGGAACTCATAGATGCAGAATTGTGGATATTGGGGATGACGCCTTTCCTATCGAGGATGGAACTCTCTCTTTTGCAAATGGTCTTAACCTTTTTCGGGTTAAGGGACGCTATTCTCAATATGATCTTCTTTTTAAGGAGCAAATATCAGAAGAAGAAATTGATAAATACGATAAGGACAATTCTGAAATCTATTATGCTCGTAAGCATTGGTTTTCAAATAAGAAAGTGGCATATGGGGATGGATGGTGCAAGTTAAAAGAAAAAAGGGAAATAGATATAATTTTCAAAGCTCCTTTGCATCTTAGCATAGCCCTCATCCCTTTGGAGCAGCGAGAAGAGCTTTGGGAAGATTTGATTAAGAAAGGAGCCGTATGTATATGAAGGATACTAAAGTTATCAACCTTTATGGAGGCCCCGGATGTGGGAAAAGTACCGGAGCCGCCCATATATTCTCGGAGCTAAAGCTGTGTGGGATTTCTTGCGAGCTTGTAACTGAGTTTGCTAAAGATTGTGTATGGGACAATAGCGTCGACCTACTGAATGATCAATTGCTCGTTACCGCGCAGCAATGGCATCGAGTAGATAGGCTTCTTGGAAAAGTCGATTATATTATTACGGACTCGCCTATTTTGATTGGACTGGCATATATCGCTCCTAGGTCATATTATTCCGCGTCTTTATCCGAGTTGATCCTCAATCTGCACCGCTCCGTAAAGACAATGGATGTTTTTATTAAAAGGGTTAAAAAATATTCTATGGTAGGTAGAATCCAAACGGAAACGGAAGCAAAAGAGAAAGACGTAATTCTTAAAGAAATTTTTGAAAAGCACACTAATTTATCTTCTCAATTCTATATTATTGGAGATGAAGACGGATACAACGCTGTGATTGACGAAATCCTTTTAAATCATAAAGGAAGCCACCATAGACAACAATCCATTTACGAGTGGTAAGGGTCAATTTTAGGTCTTTAGTGTTCTATAAAGAGCAGTTACACTTCAACTTCATAATCTATGCTTGATTATTTTTGATATAAATAAAAACTAATAACGGGGCGTATTTACGCCCCTTAATTTTTTATATTTTACAATTTTGTCAATTTTTTACTTGACAAAGGAAAATATATGTCGTATAGGACGTAGTAGTAAATTTTTACCGCAGGGCGGGTATTATGGGTTTTTTAAATATTTTCAATAACTTCCGAAAAAAGGATTCAGAGTCTAAATCGAATATGGACGATTCGTTCTTAAATTCGATCTCTGTTTCCGATTCCGGTACTCCAGTAACTACGCGGACAGCGCTTGATTGCTCTGTCGTCTTGGCTTGTGTTTCCGTTATTTCCAATGGTATCGCTCAGGTTCCTTTTCGTTTGTATCAAAAAAAGGGAAATACTAGAAAGCCAGCGGAAAATCACCCATTGTATTGGCTTTTTGAGGAAGGCCCAAATCCATATCAAAGTCAATTTGAATTTCGGGAGACTCTCGGCTTGCATCTCGCGCTGACTGGAGAAGCTTTCGTTTGGCTTGTAAGAGTACGTGGAGAGATTAAGGAGATGTATCCTTTCCCTCCCGGCATGGTTAATGTTCAGATGGATGAATCTGATTCTCTTGGGCTTCGGTCAAAATATTTTGTAACGACCGAAAACGGGCGATATATTGAAATTCCTGAAAAGGATATGTGGCATTTGAAGTGGAGAGGGTACGATGTTATTCGTGGACTGTCCCCTGTCAAATTGGCAAAAAATGCTATTGGTCTTTCTTTGTCTTCGGATAAATATCTTGGAACATCTTTAAAGAATGGAGTTAAACCTTCCGGCATTCTTACCGCAGTAAATGACTTGACAGAGGAACAGAGAAAGCGTATTCGTGAGACGTGGGAGAGAGAATATAGTGGTTCAAGAAATGCTAATAAGACAATTATCTTGAGCAACGATTTTCGATATCAGCAGATGTCCATGACTAATCAGGACGCTCAGTTTGTTGAGAATCGTCAATTCCAAGTTGCGGATCTTTGTCGAAATTGGGGAGTGATGCCAATCATGGTCTTTGATTATATGAAGACCACAACGTACGCATCTTCCGAACAGCTTTTCTTGCAGCATAAAATTCATACGCTTGATCCGTGGTATCGGCGTATTGAAACAAGTGCCAATAAATTCTTGCTCACAGAAGAACAGCGTAGAAAGGAAGGTCTGTATTTCAAGTTCATGGATGATGGATTGCTTCGTGGCGACGCGAAAAGCCGTGCCGAAGTTTATCGTACTGCCATCAATTCCGGGTATATGACTCCTAACGAAGTTCGAGCCCTGTCTGAAATGAATCCCGTCAAGGGCGGTGATGAGCTATTTATGCAGGGAGCTATGAGGACTGTAGAATCCATTGTTAAGGAAGCGGACGTAATGGATGCACAGATTCCTCAATCAGGTAGTACAATTCCGAAAAAACCTAAAAACGGAGAGACGAACAATGACGATCAACGGAATGACAAAGACAATGAGTAAAGATCAAGCCACCCTTTCTAAGCTTATTTATTTCAAGAAACGTGATTTGGATTGGGTAGAGGAGCTTTTGCGGCAAGGCGTCGACCCAACCTGTACTGAATATGAACTCATTAAAAAAGAGTTGGCGGAACTGGAGAGCGAATTTAAAGGAAATTCGGAGAAAAAATAATGACAGTTGAAACGAAACATTTTTGCCCTTTTAGTGATCTTGAATGTAAAAGTGATGACGGAGATCAATATACATTTTCCGGATATCTCGCCGTTTGCAATAATGTCGACCAAGGTATGGACGTTATCATGCCCGGCGCATTTAAAGACACTCTTCGAGAATGGAAAAATAAAGGGCATTATCCTCCAATGCTAAAGCAGCACGGCGGCATGAAACTTACCGCTGATGATCTTGAGCCTATTGGAAAATGGACGCTTATGCGTGAGGATGAAAAGGGCCTTTATGTAGAAGGGAAACTTTTCAGTACCACGTCTGGCAAAGATATGTGGACAGTCTTGAAAGAATCAGACCCAGGTTCTATGGGCATGAGCATTGGCTATCAAGCCAGAGATTATAAATATGTGGAAGGAAAGAAATACGGTCGGAAATTTTCCGCATATACTGTCCGAGAATTAAATAAAGTACATCTCATTGAAGGGTCTGTGGTGACGTTTCCCATGAATACGGAAGCTACTATTGACGCGGTGAAAAATATCGGCACTCTGCGAGATGCCGAACAATTCCTCCGTGAAAAAGGTTTTTCTAATAAAGAAGCCAAAGATATCGTTGTCCAGCTTAAATCCATTATCTCCGCTGATATTGATGCGGAAATCAAAGGAATTAAACAGCCGGAAGAATCTAAGGAGACTCATGAAGAACCCAAGGGCATCCAAGAGGAATCCGTAAATATTTCCGAAGAGTCGAATGAGCCCGAAAACAATACTCCCGAAAATAACGCCGAAGATAAAACGAAAGGCGAAACTGTTTCTGAAAATACAGAAGAAGCTAAAATGGACGAAGAACTTTCTGCATGGCTTGATGAGGCTATTGCTGCCAAACGTAAAGAAAATGCAGAAAGGGAAGCTCTGGAAGCCTTGGAAGCGTTGTTTAGAAAATAATTTTTAATAAAAAATATGACTGATTATTACGCCGTTTTCTTAATTGAGACGGCGTAATTTTTTTGTTCTTTTTAAAAAAGGGGTTGACAAAAATGTAAAAATATGATTTATACCCCATGTGGGCAAGAAAAATGACCAACACAGGCAAGATTCAATTGTCAGCCTGTGAATTTGAATGCAATGCCAACTACAATGCGGCGTTGAACATTCTGGCGGCAGGGCTTGCCGTTACAGCCTGTGGAGCGGGAAAGGCTCAAGCGCCCGTGATGAATCAGGAACCCGCCTATAGTTTGGCCTAATCGGGCCTCACTGATAGGAATTCCTCGTCTAAAAGCGGGGGAGGATGTCAAACTATCAAAGTCGATATTGGCAATGCCTCAGTTCGGGATGAATGAGAGGTACTTTTTACTTTATCTATTTTAAAAATCTCGAAAAGAGGAAGTGTTTTTATGGCTGAAAATACTATTATCGACAAGATCAATGCACTTTGGGAGGAGCAGAAGGCTGCTCTCGACAAGCGTGACGAACTCCTGAAAAAGGATAGCTCTGCCGCTATTTCCGATCTCAAAGAAATGCTTGCTAAACAGGACGAAGACTTTAAGAAGTATAAGGCTGAGGCGGACGAAGAGATTAAGCGTCTCAAGATTTCAAGCGCCCCCTCCGGTGATCCGAAGACTCGTGAAGATATGGTTAAGTCCGCTTTCTTCCGTACCGTCCACAAGACCAACTATCAGGATCTTCCCGAGGAATCAAAATCAGCTCTTATTGAAGCTGAAATGCGCGCCGCGAAAGCTTATGGCCTTCCCAAGTCAGAAACGGAAATGAAGACCCTCCTGTCTGGTATCGATACCTATGGTGGCATTTTCGTCCCTGTGGAAGTCGAACGTGATATCCTGAAACTCGCTCGTGATGACTCTGCGATTTATAGACTTGCTGAAAAGAAGACCACGGGTACGTCAAGCTATGAACGTCCTGTCCGTCTTTCCGAATCATCCGCTGTGTGGACTGGTGAAGTCGAAACGCGCCGTGAAACCAAGACTCCGGATTACGGTCAGCTCAAGTGGGATGTCCATACGCTCATGGCGAAGCCTACTTTGTCTTCTGAACTCATCGAAGACTCTTATGTTGATATTGAAGCCGAACTCATGGACAGTACTCGTATCGCCTTCGGTGAAACGATTGCTCATGCCCATGTGTGGGGCAATGGCGTGAAGAAGCCTTTCGGCATTCTTGCCTATCCCGTTGCCGAACAGACTGGCAAGGCTGGTGTTGATTGGGGCAAGCTCGGTTTTGCTAAGACTGGCAAGTCTGGTGCGTTCCTTCCTTACGATTCTGCCTCTAAGGATAAAGGCCCCGCCGATTGCCTTATCGATATGACCACCTTCCTGAAACGTGGTTATCGTCAGGGCGCTAACTGGTTGATGAACTCCTTTACCGAGTCCTCCGTGCGTAAGCTCAAGGATAACGATGGTAACTATCTGTGGCAGCCGTCCTTGCAGATGGGCAAGCCGAACACCCTGCTCGGCTACAACATCGAAATTGACGAAAATATGCCCGACATTGAAGCCAATGCTTTCTCTATAGCCTTCGGCAACTTCCGTAAGGGATATCTTGTTGTCGAACGTCGCGGTATGCGTATCCAGCGAGACACCGTGACCAAGGCCCCTCTCGTTATCTTCAACATTGACCTGCGTACTGGCGGCGGCGTTCAGAACTTTGAAGCGATTAAGCTGCTCAAGTTCGCGGCCTAAGCAAAAAAGGAGAAATCATTATGGCTATGAAAGATCTTGCATCTCATATGAAGGTGGTCCCGGTTACTTCGGGAACTCCCATTGACATTCAGGGGTTCAATTCCGTTACTTTCGTGCTCGAAGGTGACGGCACCAATGAAGCTTCGCTTGCTATTACGCATGGCGACACGGATTCTACCGCTACCGAGGAACTTGAACCTCTGGACCTCACTAAACCCATTGCGGAAGTGAAAGTCACTGCGTCCGCCAAGAGTGCTAAAGTCGGTTACATCGGTAGCCGCCAGTTCGTGAAGGTTGAAGTTACTAAGTCCGCTGGCACCCCGACCGTTCATGCGGTCCTGATGCGTGCCGACCTCGTTCCGGTGGAGTAATCCCCTATGGCTATCAACGAAGCGATTACCAGCGTAGCATCTCCTGTAGAAGTCTCCGCTGATGAAACTCCTAAGTCTTCCGCGAAGCCTAAATCATCAAAAGAAATTGTGAGTGGGGCGGTTCTCGCCCCCTCCGTTTCAGAAGATGTTATGGGTATCGTAGAAGACCTGAAAAAGGCCGGGCTTGATGAACGCCTTAAAAGGGAAAATCTTACTATCGTTGCTTTTGTCGGTGGTCGTTCCGGTTTCGGTTCCGCCGAGATTGTTCTTACCGAACTTGCCGATAAAGTAAAGCATAAAATTAACGAAGGGAAATAGACGATATGAGTCTTGACATGACCATTGCCCCTAAATGCTACCCTGTTTCTGTAGAAGAGGTCAAGCAGCATTTGAGGCTGAATACCACAACTGCGGAAGAAGATTTTTATATTGAAAATCTTATAGCTTCCGCTACAACTCACGCGGAACAGAAGACCGGGCGAGTTTTTGTAGATTCAGAATGGTCGTGGACTCCCTCCGAAAAAGAGATGAATGGGTCTGCGGTTCCTCTCCCCGTGGTTCCCGTTACATCCGTAGAAGTGTTTGACTCTTCGGGCCAGCCTGTCTCTCCTGACCTGTATACTGTTGAATACCCTGCGTTGTCGCCGCAAGGAAATCCGCTTATTGGATCTCTCTCCCCTTTGAGCGGATTTCCCCTTAATCCAAAGATTGTTCTTCGCGCTGGATATACGGTAGAAGAAAAATTGGAAAAAATTGTAACTAACGAATCTCCTTTCATTGAACCAGCTAAAACCGGATTCACTGAATCTAGTGTTACTCTCGTATTCAATCGACCCATTATGGGCGATGCAAAACCAGAAAATTTTCAAATCTATGATTCCGTTGGAAACAACGTACCCGTGCTTGCCATTTTTGTCAAGGATGATGTTGTAGAAATTCAGACTACGGAAGCATCAATTGTAAAAGGTGCATCCCTCATCATAAATTATGCTGGTGGTTTCATTCACGATGAATTTCATAATTATGTAGATGCCCAATCTGTAAAGCTTCCTCCTATCACGGAAACTCCGAAATTACATATTGCGCCTGATGCAATCCCAACTCAAAAAGTTTTTGTAAGCAATTGTCCTCATCCTTTGAAACAATGGATTATGGTTCGTACAGGAACGCTCTTTCAGCAAAGGTCTGAAATAGCCCTTCGTGCTGGCAAATCTAACGACGCATTATTTCCAAGCAATTTTATAGATAATATATTGGACACATTTAAAATTATAGGATTTGTTTGATATGCTTGATTATACTTCAAATCCTGCCGTATTAAATAAAAGAGCGACATTGCTTAAAGAAGTTCGATCAAGAGACGTTACTGGTTCACCGACAAGTTTATATCATCCTGTAGCTGACATCTATGTTGGCATTGAATATATGTCTGGGAGAGAATATTGGATTGCTTCTCAGTCTCAAGGAGAAGGGACGATACGACTTTCCATGAGATTTCGTTCGGACGTTTCAGACAGAAGTAGATTCATATTACATTCGGATCATGAAGGCGATATTGTTTTGGAAGTAAAGTCACCTCCTATAAATAAAGAAAATACTTATCTTGAAGTTATGTGTAGGAGACTTTCCGATGCTTAATACGCCATTAAAGCTTGTCCAAAGAGCGGAAACAAAACTTTTTCAACTTTTCATAAAGTCTCAAGAAGTAAAAAAATTTTTTGGTGAAAATATTTTCCAAGGAATCGTCGAAGCGAACACTGTAGCTAATACTAAACGCTTCGTTCTAATTCATCGAATTTCCGGAGATCCCTTGGACAAAACACTTTCTGATAGGGGAGACTTATTGCGGTCAGTCCGTGTACAAGTTGATGTAATGAGCACCAACTATGCAGACGCCACAGAAGGTTCCGAAATTATCAGAAGTTTATCGGAAACGGAGTTTCCATCTTGCGTAGATGGAGATCATTATGGAACAACGCAGATTGGGCAAAATATTTGGCATATCCAATCTGTAGATTTTATCCTTGAAGAAGGAGCTTAACAATGGCTGTATCTTATCAAGCCAGAACGAGTAAAGGACTGAAATTCTTCCGTGGTACGGGGTCTTCTTTCGCTACGGCAGTATGGGAACACGTTCCGGGAATTTCGGCTTGGAATGGACCTAACATTTCCAAACCTACAATTACCGTTACGACTACTCAATCGGAAGCCGTAGAAAAAATCTCGGATATTCCTGATAACGGCACTATTACTTTTAACGGTTATGTTGATGACCTTTGTGAAACGCATCAGAATTTGCTGACGCAAGATTTGTACTCTCGTGATTACCGTCCGTGTAAGGTAGAATTCCCCACGGGTACGGTTATGTACTTCATGGGCCAGCTTACCGGGATGCCGCTTTCTGGTGGTGTCGGTGCTGCGAATACGACTACGTACACCTTCGACGTTTCCGGCAAGATTGAATGGGTTTTTGGTGGTAAACGCGCAACCTTGAGTTGGGATAGCACACTCGCTGGCACTGAATCGTCTGGCGCTGTGACTGGTAAAGTTACTGTAACGCTTATTCCGGGTAAGGAATCTACTGCTAAATTTACTACGAGCGTTGAAAACGCCGCAAACTTTACCGCAAATACGCATTATAAATTGGCTAATGTCCCGGCGGGACTTGTTGGTGCTCTTAAGAAAGTTAGTGATACGGTTGCTGAATTGTCTTTCACTGGAGCCGCTACTAATAAGGCAGATGTTTCTAATATCGCCTTGACTTTTATGGATAGCGCCTTTACTAATGCTGATGCGAATCTCATTTCCGGCAGTACGAAGACCGATATTGCTATCACTTTCGTTTAATCTATAACAACCAAATAGAAAGAGAGGGAGAATCGTCTCCCTCTCGAAAAAAAAAATTCAGGAGAGGAATCATATGGCTATTCTTACTATTGAAAAATTTGCGGAGCTGCGTAATAGTCTTACTGTTGTGAAAGACAAGTTTTATATCCCCGTATGGGACGCGGAAGTTTACATGCGTAGACTGAGCGCCGGGGAAGCAATGAAAATTTATAGCCGCGCCGAGAAAGTTCAAGACGAGGATAAAAAGGTCGAAGAGTATAACTTTGCGATGTACCGCATGGTTATTGCTTGCCTTGTCGATGAGAACGGCAACCAGATGCTTACTGAAAATGACATCAATTGGCTTTTGAGTCAGGATGTTCAGGTTGTTACTGCCTTGGTTGAAGCCGCATCAAAGATGAATACTATCAATGAAAAGGCTCAGGAAGAGGCAGAAAAAAACTAACTACTGGCTGGCTTTGGATGTTTGCGTATTCTCTTGCGCGTGATCTTCATATGACGGTAAACCAGCTTTTAGAAAACATGGACGTAGAAGAGTTCATGGGATGGGTTGCCTACCATAAGATTAAAAACGAAGAACAAGAGAATGAAGAAGGGGGCCAATCTCCTAGAAAAAGAGAGATGACCCCCGAAGAACAAGAAAAGGCGATGTTCGCTCTTTATGGCGGAAAAGTTATTGAATAAAAAAGTCGCCTACTTCTTCGCAGCGTTTTCTTTATCCAGCCGTTTGCGCGCCTCCCATTCTTTACGCATCGAAACAATCTGATTGATGCCCGGAATAATTGCACTCTTGAGTAGCACATGGCAACTCAATGCCATATACAAACCGATTATGCCCAATTTTGTACCATAAGGTTTTCCATTTACGTCCGCAAGAATACCAAAGGCAAAAATCAAGGCACCGATGATTTCAACAGAAACAAAGACTCTAAGCAAAACGTAAAATTTTTTCATTTTTAATCTCCCTTAAAAAGCCCGTAATGGATTGGAGGTGTACATGGCTTTTAATGTACAACAACTCCCGCTCAAACTTCTCTCTGAAATTTCATTTCAAATAGAGACGGAGGGTGCGAAAGTCCTTACGGGCTTTTCTAATGCGCTCCGTCTTGAGATGATAAAAAATGCTAAAAGTATCCCCCTTTCCAAGAACCCTTGGTACGTAACGCCCAATGAAAATTTTAGAGAAACGCCATTTGTCCGTCCATCAAAAAGAATACCTAAAAAAGCTAAACTTGTTGACGCTGGAGCTTGGTATGCACATTTTCTTGAATACGGTACGGAGCCCCATGTTGTCAAGGGAAAAAGAAGTCCTAAAAAATGGATGCGATATGAAGACAAACTTGGCGTACCTCCCGGTATAGTATTCAGAGATCCAGCTACGAAAGAAATTATCAGATTTACGGAAAGAAGTAAAGTAGACGGAAAAGTCTACGTTTTTTCAAAAAAAGAAGAGCATGGCATTCCCGGTAAATCCACGCCAAACCCTTTTCAACCTGCGGGATATGTGCGTAAAACTGCGGACTCAGCCGAAAAAGTGCTTGAAAAATATTTGTCCACGGAAGAGGGATCTTAATGGCGACTAAAAGACTCACACGGCTAGTTATTCCGGTGGAGCTTGACGATAGTAAAACAGCAAGCACTCTCACCAATCTTAAAGAAGTAATCACTCAAACAAGCCAGCAAATTTCTCGGAGCATGGAGAAAGCCCTGCCCGTTGCTGATATTACTAATGCTTCTATAAATATTATCAGGTCAATCGGAAGTATTCAAGCGTCCGCCAAAACCGCCGCCGCAGGAATTAAAAGTGAAACTGATAAAATTGGGAATGCTCTGCAAGGTGCTTTCGGCGTAGATGCGACGAAAGCGTCTTCTATGATGCAAAAATTCCTTGAGATGCGCGGTGTTGAAAGGGCGGTAACTCAGTTAAAACGGATGCAGCGTGAGTATGGGCTTACATCCGCCGAAGCTATTGAGTTTGCGAAAAGCATCAATGCGTCTGACGAGGTTCTTCGTCGATTTGCTGACACTCAGGAACGCACAAAACAGGGTGGTAGAGGCGTTTCCGGGCTTCTTACGCCGTATTCCCTTACTTCTGGTGTTCAAGCCGCAGCGGGCGCTGTAGGCGTTTCTTTCGGTATGTACGGAATGGTCGAGCTTACCAAGTCCGTATTTAACGCTACCACCGCTCTTGATAGCTTACAGCTTTCTTTCAAGTCGATTTACGGAGAATCCGCAGTAGCCGAGCAATCCCTCGGATTTGTGCGTAAAGTAAGTGATGAACTCGGATTGTCTTTTATCGACACTGCGCAAGCTGCAAAAGCTCTGTTCGCTTCCGCGAAAGGCACTGTCTTAGAAAACGACGCTCAGATGATTTTTAAAAGCTTCTCCCAGATGGGTGTTGCACTTAAACTCACTGGCGAACAGATGAACTCCGTGTTCCTCGCTATCTCTCAGATGATTTCTAAGGGTAAGGTCAGCGCGGAAGAACTTAGATTGCAGCTTTCTGAAAGAATGCCCGGTGCAGTGAATATTTTTGCGAAAGCTATTGGAGTGACCACAAAACAACTTGATGATATGCTCCAAAAAGGCGAAGTGGGACTTGAACATCTTCGTACCTTTGCGGAAGAAGTCGGAAAGACGTATGCTAAGGGAGCGGAAGAAGCTTCTCACGGTCTGCAAGCCGAGCTTAATAGATTGGCTACCGCATGGTTTGACCTTAAATTCGCAATGATGGATTCTGAGGGTGCAGCAGCTTTTATTCGCGTACTTACGGAAATTACGAAATTCATTGGACAGAACATTGATTCAATAATGAATTTCGTGAAGTGGCTTGGGATTGTATATACAACGCTTAAAGTTACTACGGCTTTCGGTGTTGCGGTAGATGCGCTCAAGAATCTCAGGACCGCTTTTACTTTGACTGGGGTAGCCGCAGCGGAAACTTCCGGCATAATGAAAGCCGCACAAGCTGTAATCGCTAAATTCGCACTTGCTTTTAACGCCAATCCTATCGCGCTTACCGTCACTGCTCTAGTCGCGGTAGGTACTGCGGCATACGCTCTTAGCAACCAGATGTCCGATTCTGAAAAATTCATTTCCGGATATGCCAAGAGCTTCGACGAAATTGCCAGTAAGTCCGAAAAGGCTGCGGCAAGCCAGAACAATCTTTCGAATTCCAATAAACGTCTTCAAGAACAGTATCTTAGCGGTGAATACGTAAAGCGTCAGATGGACTTTATTCAAGCCCTTCAAGAGCTTCCTAACGTATTCTCTTCTACTAAAGTGGTGAGTTTCTTCGACTCTATTCTCGGGCCGCTTTCCGATACGGATTCAGAAGCTCTCTTTACCTTGAGAAGTCAAGCCGTTAAGCTTGCTAAAGAGACTCGTGATGCTATTGATAAAGCATTAAACGAAGAAACCGATCCGAAAGCCCGAGATGAAATGATTAAGAATACTCTTGATCGTTTCAAGATCATGTTCCGTACCATCAAAGACGGTATGAAAGAAGCTGGTGCATCCGAAGAGGTCATTAAGCAATGGGATAATTTCGGTGGTGCCATTCTCAATGCAAAAGATACCGCAGATGCAGCTAAAGCGGCGTTGGAAGCACTCACCGGAGAAGCGAACAAAAGCGGGAATAGCATAACTAAATTCGCGGAAGCCTACGAAGCTATTCGCAAGGGAACAAAGACTACAGAATTTGGTAAGCAACTTGCTGGACAGGAGGATTTCGAAACTCAGATTCGTGGCCTTCTCCAAATGTCCGAAGCTCAAGAGCAACTAGAGAGCAAGACTCGGAATCTCCTTGCAGCATATACTGAACAGCAGAACGCCAATACTTTGACCGAAGAAAAGATGAGAGAGCTTGAATCAGCTTTTGATTCTATGTCTAGTCAATCTGGTCAACTTGATAATGCTTTCCGGCTTGTAGCTGAGGCGGCAGTATCTTCTGGAGCGGACGCTTCTACTCTCGATTCAATTATTGAAAAACTTGGAGAAACTTTCCATCTTTCCGCTCAAGATATTGATGAGTTTAAAGCAAAATTAAATTCCGCGCTGTCTGTTGCAGCACTTCAATCTGCGGAACAAAAACTCGCTGCTATTGAAGGTAAATTAGCAACAGTAGGGAGTAAGACCTCTCGTGCTGCTTTGACTACTCTTTCATCAATGAAAGAACTTCAAAAAGGGCAGGAGAAACAGATATTAGAAGCTATAGAATCCGGCGATTTTACGAATCTCCTTAATGCACAAGGAAATAAAATAGCCGCAGATGTAGCTAAAGTCTATAAAGAAATCGCTGAAAAATCCGAAGCTCTTGTTGCCGCAGAAGATGCTAATCGCAAAGCAAAAAGAGACGCAAATAAAAAGCCAAAGAAAATCCCTGAATTTGATATTGAAGGATTTGATGTTCGCGTACAGAAGTTGTTTGGAACCGAAACGAACTTCGCAAAAATTGTTGAAGCCGAAATTGAAAAATTAAACGCTTCACTGGCTACACATAAACTTGATATTAAAAAAGTCGCGGAAATCTATAAAGATGAGCTTCCTGATGGATTACATTCCGTTGCTGAGGCGCAAGAGTTCCTGAGCAACAAGCTCAAAGAGGGATTGTTCGCCAAGCAAGCGGAAAAAGAAAAGAAAGCCGTCGATGATCTTCGTGAAAAGTTGATGGACTTTGAAAGGGCTTATTCCGAAATCGTTTCTGGCGATAAGGGTGAGGCCGCACTTAAATCCTATGAAAAGCAATCTAAGCAATGGAAAGACACCGCTGAGAAGCTCTATAGGTCTATATCCAATTCCGCGTTCTCTTCCGCAGAAGAAAGAATCGCCGCTGAACAAGAATATGCCGATACCGTTGCCCGTATTGATGAATGGATGGCGGAACAGAGAATCCGTACGTCTGGTGGCGTTTTAGATAATCTGAAACTCGGTATCAAAGACTACTATGATCAGCACAAGAACTATGCTCTTGGATTGGGGGAAGTAGTAACCTCTACTACGGATAGCATGGCTGCCGCCTTATCTGATTTTGTGGTAGGAGGTATGCGAGACTTTAAGTCCTTCGGAGAGGCATTTGACAGCTTGGTCAATGACATGATCAGAAGCCTGTCAAAATTGCTTGCGCAGCAGCTTATGTCCGGCATTCTTCAATCTGCGCTTGGCCTCTTCACCGGAGGTATTGGCGGTGGAGGCGGTGCCGATAATGCGGTTTCATTCTCGTCTTGGTTCGGCGGTATTAATAGAAAAGCCAATGGTGGCGTGATGACGGGAATTTCTGGTCATAGCAATTCGATAGTAACTTCACCGACTCTTTTCTCTTACGGAAAAGAAATCAGCCAGTATGCCAATGGTGCCGGATTGATGGGAGAAGCTGGACCCGAAGCTATTATGCCTTTGGCGAGAACCAGCTCAGGTAAACTCGGCGTCATTTCCAAACGAGAAAATGAGTCGAGCCGACCTACATCTTCTTCATCTTCCGAGGTATTTGTAAATGTTTATAACTCTACTGGTCAAAAGGCTCAAACCAAACAAACACAAAATGCTAATGGATCTAAGAGTATAGATGTTATAATTGGTGATGTCGCCGCACAGCAGATGCTTACTCCCGGCACCAAAGCCAATTACGCTATCAGAACTCAAACCGGGGCTACTCCCCCGACGATTAAGCGGTGATTATATGAGTATTATTTGGCCCGCAGATCTTCCTCAAGTACCCTTCGCAGACGGAGGGTACTCCGAATCAATGCCGTCTAACCTTCTTGTGTCTACTATGGATACGGGGCCGAGCAAGGTTAGACGGAGGGGGAGCGCGACTCCCGGAAAAATGAATGTATCTTTTAAAATGACTACGGCAGCTACTAAAAAATTAGAAACCTTTATCCGAACAATTCTTGGTGGTGGGGCAAAAGCCTTTGAATTTCCTCATCCTAGACTTGACAAAAATGTAAAAGTACGTATAATGCCGAAGTCGGACACGGAATTGTATGAAATAAATTTCATCGCTCCCGGCCTATGGAAAGTAGATTTTACCTTTGAGGTTTTTTACGATGCCCCTCTCGCCTAGTACGGTGGCGTCGATGATGGCGCAGGAAACGGATAACGCCGACATAGTTCTTTTGACAATTACGCATCCAAGCTGGACGGAACCTATTTATCTATCGTCCGACCCTACGGTTTTTCTCAGGAATGATACGGAAACTAATCTTCCTATCTACGGAACGATATCCCGTGGCAAAGAATTTCTTTATATTCCCATGAGAGCTATTGCCCCGGACTCTAGGCAAGAGACGCCTCCTGAATGCAAAATTTCAATCGACAATGTTTCTCGGTATATAGCACCGTATCTTGTTAAAACAGATCGACGCACTCCTAAAGTAACTTTTGAAATAGTTACCACCGCTTTTCCGGATATTGTTGATACTGTGTATCCGGAATTTGATTTATCTTCCGTAACAATCAACGCCCAAACTGTAGATGCCAGCATTTCCTTGAATACGGCTTCTCAAGAACCCGTGCCGTGGCTTAGATTTGTTCAAGCATATTTTTACAGTCTTTTTTATAACGGATAAAACATGAAAATGAGAGACAAGTTTTCAAAATACATAGGAATCCCTTTTGTGGATCACGGAATAACTTCCGAAGGCTGTGATTGCTACGGCCTTGTGCTTCTCGTGTATAAAGAGGAGCTTGGCATTGATCTTCCGTGGCTCGGGGGTTCCTATTCTCATGCGTATCGTAGAAAAGACGTAAACTCCACGGTAAAAAAGAACATTGATCTTGGTTGCTATATAGACGTTACGAATGAGCCTCGCAAACCTCTTGATATTATTATTTTTAGGACTGGAGGTCTTGAAACACATATCGGACTTTGGGTTGAGGATGGATGGCTTTTGGACATACTTGAAGGGGCGCATAGTACGATTCGTAGGTACGATACGTCCGAATGGAAAAACAGAATTACGAGAATTTTGAGGCACGTAGATGCGCGGTAAAGCAATGAAAAAGCGAGCCTCTCGTAAAAGAGGGGAAATCACAGTTCTTGGTCGGCATTGGGCAAGTTCGTCTCGTGTCTCGCTCACAGTCCAAGAAGGACAATCCCTTGAAAACATCATCACAGACTCCGTAAAAATTCTTCGGGCTAACCAAGCTATCACTCCCGCATATGCCGAATATCTAAAGAAGCATTGTGTTTGCCGTATGGATTTTATCAATATCCCTAAAGAAAAATGGGCTGTTACATATCCTGCGGATGGTCAGCGTGTCGAATTCTTCATTAAGCCCGGTAAAGGTGGCGGTAAAAATCCTTTTGCTACAATCCTTAACATTGTTGTAGCTGTCGCTGCTATCGCGGTGCCCGTACTTGCTCCGGCTTCATGGGGGTTGATGACAGCGGCGGGAGCCTTGACTTGGACTGGTGCCGCAGTAAGTTTTGGTATCTTAACGGTTGGCTCACTCGCTGTCAATATGCTTTGCCCTCCTGCAACGCCTAAACTTAGCGGACCTAAATCTTCCGAAAAAGAATCTCCTACTTATTCTATTTCCGGGGCAAGAAACGGAGCGAACCCATATGGTTTTGTTCCTCTTATCTTCGGAAGGAATAAGGTCACTCCTCCTTTGGCAGCGAAATCTTGGACAAATATTGAATCGGATAAAACCTATTTCAATATGTGCGTTATCTGGGGGCACCCAGATATGTCCGTAAGAGATTTTAAAATTGGGGATACGCCTTTAGAAAACTTTAAAAATATTGACCACAGATTCCATCCTTCTACCACTGGTGAAGGGCTTGTCTATTTTGGCAAATCCTTTAATGAAGAAACCGTGGGGACTTTAATCTCGAAAGAAGCTGGATATATTACTCGGACAATGGGAGAATGCGATACAATCAGCTTAGACATTACGTTCTCCAAAGGGCTGACTTCCATCAATGAAAAAAATGGAGATAACTATGATCGTACCGTTGAGTTTGAAGCTGAATATAAATTAAAGAATGATACGGTATGGAAAGGACTTGTCGGAGGGTCATTCCCTATTCGTGGGACATCTATCGAGCTTAAAAGAAAAACTGGCTTTTATTTAAGCGCCGGAAGAAACTCTATTGTCTATAGTGATTTTTCTGGTAATATCAATATGACTGATGGAGAAACAGCTCCAGTTAATACCGTTCCATTAGCAAAAGTTATTCTTGTATCAACTCCTCATTATGAATTTGATGATGATGGAAGACAGCGGGTAACATATACATATTCATATACTTGCGAAGACTTGCGGGTAAGTTCTGTATCCGGTGCCGCTCCATATATTAATGAAGTAAAACATTATACGAAAAAATGTGGATATGGACTTGGAAGCAGATGGGGATATACTTGCGTCGAAGTTTATGATTATTCGACTTATGAAATTGTCATCCCTGACCAATATGTGAATGGCATTAACAAATTTGCCATCACTGGACAGCAATTAAAGCCCTTGACCCGTACCTATACTGTGAATGTTCCTCACGGAGATTATGATGTTCGTATTCGAAGACTTACTGATGATAATTCAAATAAGTATATCTATGATGAAGCTACGTGGGCGACGAAAAGGTCTATTGTAAATCGTCAATCTTTTTCAACTCCTGTTCCCGTATGTGTTTCGGAATTGCGTATTCAGGCATCGGAACAGCTCTCCGGATATGTCGATAACTTTAATGCTATTTGCACGGCATTGATTCCAGACTTTAACACTAGCAATAATACGTGGGAATGGAGGGAAACGAGAAATCCTGCATCTGCTTATAGGTATGTATTGACATCCCGTCATGCTTTAAATTCTCCTTATACGGAAGACAAGCTTGACGAACCAACGCTACGTGAGTTCCATAAGTATTGTACCCGAATGGGGTGGACTTTCGATTTTGTTTGTGATACAGAAGAGAATCTGTGGTCACGTCTTACTCAGATCGCTGCGGCAGCGCGTGCTTCCGTAACCACAGAAATAGATGGAAAATATGGTGTGGTGATTGACGATAAGAATAAAACTCCTGTGCAGCAATTCAACCAGCGTAATAGTTGGGGATTCAGCATGGAGAAACTTTTTCCTAACGTCCCTCATGCTCTCAGAATCAAATTTGTTAATAGTGAAAATAATTTCCTGCAATCGGAAGATTTCTGCTATGCGGACGGATTTGATAAAAACAATGCCACGGATATTCAAGAAATTGATTTTCCCGGCATTACTACGTGGACAAACAACTGGAAGCAAGGAAGATATCATTTAGCCTCACAGCTTCTTCGTCCTTTAAGTGTTACAATCAATGCTGATTGGGAGCACAGAATGTGTCATCGCGGAGACGTTATTGAAATTTTCCATGACGTTCTCATGAACACTTTCGGGGCGGCTCGTGTTGTAGGGTTGATTTATCAGGATACGGGAGGGGCGGAATACATTGTTTATGAAAACTCCGAAAGACCCATTGATACTCCTGCCGTAGGTGTCGTTCTTGATGATTCCATTGTCTTTAGCGAACGTGATGTTATTTACGGTATTGCAATTAGAAATCCATATGGAAAAACTGTTACTTATCAAATTCAACCACAATTTGGAGAGGAACATTCCCATATTTATTTTACTTTTGCAATAACATATGCTACTACTCCCTATATTGGAGATTTAGCTAGCGTATCATTAATGGGTGAAGCGAATGATAAATACCTTGTAACTCAGATTGCGCCCGCCGAAAATTCCTCGGCTGAAATTAAGGCGATTCCGTATTCTCCCGAAGTCCTCGACGCGGATAAAGGAGAAATTCCTCCTTGGAATCCTCCTATTATTATTGACAAGCTACCTACTTATACTATTCCCAATCCTACCATTACACAGATAATTTCCGATGAGTCCATGCTCGTTAAGATCGGGCAGAACATCATTCCTCAAGTTGGTATCTGGTTTAAGGTTGGAGATGGAACCTCGTTAGATTGTGTGGTTTACGCCCGTGCAAAGAAAACGCAAGAAGCAGCTTGGGGCAATACCGTTCGAACTTCCGTATCCGAAGGATATGTCGTCATTTCGAATATGGAGTCTGGTGAGCTATATGACTTGTCTATCCAAGTTACCGATCCTGTACGGGGAATTAGCAGTGATTGGATAACTCAAACCGGATATTTCGTTATTGGAAAAACCGCGCCGCCTCCTGATGTGGACGGCGTTACCGCTGAGCTTCTTCCTCCGTCCGGGGTAAAAATCAGTTGGAATCCCGTAGCCACTCTTGATATAGATTACTATGCTGTTCAAGGGGACATTACAGGGAAAACGATTGACACGAGTATCATACTTCCCGTCCCAAATAAATTCGGCACATTGAATATGACAGTTAGCGCAGTGGATACGCTTGGAAATTTTTCCTTGAATCCTGCCCCCGTTTCTGTTACTATTCAAAAACCTAAAAACCCTGTCATTAAAACGGAAGTCACTATCGATGGCCTTAAATTGAGTTGGACAGATTGTACAACTTCTTGGCCTATCAAGAATTATGAAGTTCATGATGAATATATGTCAAGAACGGAATTTTCTAATGTGACTTCAATATATGTGTCGCCAAGACCTGTAGGTAGGTATAAATTTACAGTGAAAGCGATAGATATTTTTGGAAATGAATCTAATGCTGTTCCTACATTTATTGAAGTGGATCTTCTCGGGAGGGTCCAGCCGACAGCAAGAATTGATGGCGCTGATATTCTGTTAGAATGGCCTATTACTCCGTCCGCATTCCCCATAGATGAATTCGAAATCGTTGAAGGGGATTTCACTCCGGTAGGCAGGGCTAAAGTCAATTATTTCCGAGTTCCTGCGGGAGCTGTCGGGTTTCATGAATGGAAAATCCGAGCACGAGATATCGTCGGTAACTATGGAGATTGGGGTGAAGTTTCTATCGAGATTAAAGCCGCCGCAGCACCAACTGTAAAAGCGACAATTCAAGAAGATAAAATCCTTATTTCTTGGGTAGCGCCTTCAACAATCAATTTACCAATAACTGAATACGAGATAGAAAATAGTACGACAGGAGAATCTTTCGGAAGGATTAATGCGACACAGATAGTCGTACCTCCTGAAAAAACCGGAAATCACATTTTCAGGGTTCGTAGTTGGGATACTGGAGGAAATGCTGGAGCATGGGGAGAAACGAATTTCCGAGTCGAAGCTCCCGGCAGAGTTTATATAACTCCTACCGTCATCGACAATAACGCGCTTCTTGTTTGGACTGAACCTTCCACGGTATTCTTTCCAATTCATCATTATGAGGTACTTCGTGGGGATGAATTGGAATACGCGGAACTTATTTTCAATGTCAACGCTTTGATTGTCAATATCTTTGAAACTGTATCCGGTAATTATACATATTGGGTTGTTCCGGTAGACGTAGCAGGTAACAAAGGCACCGCAACTCCCATTACTTGCGTAATTTCTCAGCCTCCGGATTATGTTCTTTTCTATGATTGGGATTCCGTTTTCTCTGGAACACGCCATAATTTTGTTCTTGATGGCATTGGAGGGATGATTGGTCCTATCGTAGATGAGAATGAAACATGGACGCAGAATATTGCACGATTCGGTGGAACGACAGCGAACTCTACATGGAAAAACAAGGTGGATATTGCCGGACCTACTTGGATGGAACCAGCAGGTACAGAGGGGTGGTATCAAGAAGAATTTGATTATGGACAAATCATGCAGTCCATCAGACTTGTGGTCACACCTACGGTTCAAATTCTTTCCGGCACGCCTCTGTATTATGTTAAAATTGAATTTAAAGTGGATGTGAATGACCCGTGGGAATTAGCCGCAGAAAATGCTACGCAGGTGTTTTTACAGCGATTCCGGTATATCCGATTTACACTTGGAATGCTTCCGGACTCCACGGGACTTATCCGAGTGTCCGAACTGAACCTTAAATTCGATGTTAAAATTCGAAATGACTCTGGTGTCGCTTTGGCTGAGGCAAATACGAACGGTCCAGAATGGCCCGGAAATGCAAATGATACCGGAAATTTGGTAAACTTTTCTATGCCATACCTCGATGTATGGGAAGTTACGGCTGCACCTGAAAGTGAAGATGCGGGATTGGTCGCCTTGGTTTCTTTCCAAGACATTCCTTCCCCCAAGTTTTTCAGAGTGTCTCTTTTCAATAATAAGGGCGAACGCACTACGGGGAACGTGGTGTGGAGAGCAGTAGGAATATAATATATGGAGAGCCCCCGAAATGGCAGAAGTACCTTCTAAAGTTGACGTTATTGTCAGTATGAAATCCGCATTTAGGTCTAATTTGAGTACGGATTGCGTAAGATGGAATTATTCAAAACGCAATTTTGAGTACTGGAATGGAACTGAATGGGTGCTTGTCGGGGGCTCTTCTACTGGGGAGGGACGGTCAATTCAAGACAGTTTATCGTTATTTAATGTCCTTCCCCGGAATCCTTCCCTCAATCTTTTCGCGGACGAATATGAATACTCGTGGGGAAAGGTTCCCCCGCAAGTCACATTTACTCGTAATTCGTCAGCTACGTATTGGGGGCCTGACGGCGTATCTCATATCGCTGCGGCAGGAGAACCCCGTATTGATCATAATCCTGTTACAGGAGAATGCCTTGGCTGGCTTAGGGAGCCTCAAAGAACAAATTTTATGAATAGTGTTGTTGTTAAAGGCGTAGGAACAGATGGAGCGCACTATGTAGAACCTTCTGCTAACTATAATTTTAAATTTAGATCCAAAGTATATAAATATCGGGCGGGTACGCCTACGAATACTCAATTTGGTATTTATATCACAGGGATTATTCCAAAAGAAAATCAAACGTATTTTAGTTCAATATTTTTTAGATGCGATAAAAATAACCCACTATCTATTATAAATATCGACACTCCGAATTATGTTGTTATCCAAGGCGGTGGGTTATCCGTAGATTTTAATTTCAAAACCAATACTATTATTAGAAAATCTGCCGCTATAACTGAAAATAATTTTGGTCTTGAGGATGTCGGGGATGGATGGTTTAGAGCATGGTTCCGTTTTAAAGGAGCAGAAAACGCAAATCTAAAAACGGGTATACGTATATATTTTAAAGACTCTACGGGGCTTGTTACAACTTTTGACGGAGATGGTAAGTCCACCTTCTGGTATGCTTGCCCCCAAATGGAAGAATCCGAAGATTTTGATACTAAACCAACATCCCCGATTCCTACGGAAGGAACCGCCCAAGTTACAAGAGCCGAAGATAAGTTTTCTATAAATAACGGGATTACGTTTACTAGAGCATCACAAGCTACGTATTTTGATGCGGAAGGATATATGAGAACTGTCGGAAACGATATTGAACGGCCTTTATATGATAATAAAACGGGTAAATTTATTTCTACTTTCCTCGAAACACAAAGAACGAATTATGCTACTGCTGCGGGCATAAACAGGCTTACAAAAGAGGAAACTCAAGATAAATTCATCGGCCCCGTATTAAAATTGACGCTTGACGCAACTTTAGATTCATATCATTATGCAAACTATAGATTGTACACACCTGCTGAAATTCCGGATCATGTTGGGGAGGATGTAACATTTTCATTAGTAGTAAAACCTGTAAATCATAGGTATATTCAATTAAAAATAGGTTCCGATATTACGGGAATTACAGGATATTATGGAGCTTCATACGATATAGAAACATGCTCTCTCATAAAAGTCGTTAAACCCACTTCTTCAAATATAGTATGGAGAACTACCATAGAAAAAATGCGAAACGGATGGGTACAAGTTTCTATTGGTGCAAGAATCCTAGAAGAATATTCTACAGGTACAATTTCCAATTACGGTTTTTATTCCGGATTATATTTTGCCGATGCTACAGGAAATACCAGAATCGATGGAGATTCATTTTCGTCTATTTTAGTTGGAAATATTCAAACTGAGATCGGAATTGGATATTCATCTTATATCCCTATTGTCAATAAAACCGCAACTACTCGTGCTATGGATAACTATACTAACGTATATCCGACAAAGGACTCTCCATTTTTATTTAACCCGGTAAAACAAGCATTCTTCTTTAATGAGGGTGATGGAAAACGGGCATATAACTTAAAAACTACTAGAACAATCGAATTTTCTATGGGCACCACGAAACAGTGCGTCGTTTTCCCCGCGCATTTAACAAATAGCCAACTTTCAGATTTAATTAGATAAAGGAAAAATCTCATTATGAATACTGCTATAGCACCAATGCCTTCGGAGCTTATCAATGCGTATACAGATTTCTATTTCGCCGCTCCTAATGTAGCCGCCCTTGAAGAATCATTGGGAATCTCTCTTAACGATCCTCCGGAAGGTGTTTATGTCGATTATATTGGAAAAGCCGAAAAAACTCCTCCGATATATTCAAACGATGACCCAGAAAATGCTACTATCGTTACTCCGGCTACTTATTATGATTTTGAATTGGTCAATATCCGAATTTCGAGTTTCGTAATTCCAGACAAATTCGTTAACTCGAAATTCCTTATTCCTGAGCCTAAGACTCCAGTTAGAGTGTGGTTTTAAAATGAATAATACTCAAATTTGGGCAGAATTAAAATCCGCCCATGAAGTAAAGATTTCAAATATTTTTCATCAAATAACGCCAATTCCAGCCACGACGTCTATATTTACCGTAAATCATACTGGCCTTTTAATGGCTTCTGGAATTTCTTCCACGAATGTTGGTCAGGTATGGTTGATAAATTTAAGGTCTACAGAAATCTCATCCGGTTATTCCGGTGGTGGTACGGGAAATGCGGTAGGCGCAAGTCTCCGTGTTGTTGATGGAGATAGAGTCCAAATTTATTATAGCGGAGTGAATATGGACGGTTTAAAAATAGCGGAATTTATGTGATTGCATAAATTTGATATTGACAAATTCCAAAATATCTGGTAGATGGATAAAAATAAAAAATTATTGGAGAGGATTATGGATTCTAAAAAGATTGAAGAAATTATGAAGTTTGTAGACGGGGTCCAGCGAGAAGCCAATGAAGACTATGCTTTGATTACGCAGTTGCGTAGCTCGCTTTTTTTCCTCGACAAGTCTCTCGAACAGAAGCAAAAAGACCTTGAAAAAGTATCTGAAAAATTGAAGGGATTCTTCAATGCGATGATTGCTCCCGATCCGGAAATTACTCATGAGAGTGCTTCCGAAGCCGACGAAAAGGTGGGAATCGTCGACTTGAATAAATCCTGAATATAAAAGTTTTTTACTATGATAAGGTAATTTCTAAATGGCAAATCCTAATTTTTCCGCACCAGCAATATCCAATAAAATCGCATCGGATATTGATTCCATTCGAGAACTTGCAAAACTTATTGCGAGGCTGCGAGGGGATCTTGCTGATAATGCTCCTGACGGTACTATCATCTTCAATCAAACCGCAATGAATTTCCAGATGAAAAATGGAACGGTTTGGAGTGCTTTGGATGATGGTACTGGCAAATATGCTTTTAATGTTGATAAGCTCGACGGATTTCATGCTAATGCGGGAATTATAGCCAATTCCATCGTGGTGCGAGATTCCAAGGGCGTGATTCCCGGAAACATCTCCGGGCGCGCCCCTAATGCTACACAGGCTGATGAACTTACTACAGTTAATCCCATTGCAAAAGGTGGCACGGGGGCCTCTACCGCTGCACAGGCTCGCGCCAATCTTGGTACGAATGACGTAGGCAATTTGACAGCAGGAGTCCTGCCTTTTGAACGTGGAGGCACTGGCAGGACTGACGGTAGTGCTCAGGATGTTCAAATAAATAGTAGTGGTGGGGGGATTAATGCCAATCTGACTACCGCTAAAGGATGCGGTCAGCTCGGATTATTGGCTCTTGGAAAAGGTATTGGCACCGATGCTAATTTGTTCATTGCAAACGGAAATTTCTGGTTTAATAATGAGCACGCATTAACGAATTTTCCAATAAATAGTGTAGGTGGGATACTCACTGTTCGCGGCTATTATACATATGCGCGACAAGAATTCGTTAATTATAACAATACTGGCAGATATTGGCGATTAACTCAAAATTCAGGTTCAACGTGGACCCCGTGGTATCGTGTCCCCGAAGGTTTGACAGATAATTACACCACAAATTCGTCTGTCGTTGCCGCATCCGCTAAAGCCTTGATGAATCTCAAAGCTTACGCGGATACGAAATTGCCTTTGGTTGGCGGGTCTATGTCAGGAAGGATTAACGAGCTTCGCGGTAAATACATTAGTTCATGGGAAACGAGGTGTTTAAATTCAGGGATCAATATTCGTGAAAATGATTTAGTTTCAAATACTCAATCCGATATAGGGTACGCGCCTTCGATTGGTTTTTTATGGGATGGAAAAGCTGCGGGGACTCTTTCTTTACGAAGCGATGGTATTTTTTCATTTAATAGACAAGACGGATCAAGAGCTACTGTTGATTGTAATGTTCCTTATGCAACTGATTGTAATGCCGCAAACGCAATTAAAAAAGTTAATGGTGGTTTTATGTACTTTGATTGTGAGGGGCAGGAGGGGCAGCCATCATGGGTATGGGGTGGTAATGATGGCGTAAATATGAGGGTTTGGAATCCTTCCAATTTTAGCGTAAATTATGCGAATAGCGCGGGATATGCTAATCGGGCTCATGGTGTTATAAACTATAGCGCACCATCGGATTATCCATTAAATTCAAATTTTACGATGCCTTTTGATGGATTAGCTATCTCTGAAAATTATGGACAAGGATGGGGTAAAACAAGAATGTTTGTAAATGGAAGATTAGTTTGCCAAGCTAGACTATACGGTGAAGATTACCAAAATCCACAAGACTCTGTTTTTGCCTTAGTACCCGCTGGATGGACAGTTCAAGTTCAAGCCGAAGGAGCGTCACTAGCTGGAGTAGTTCATTGTTTCCCATTTTTATAACTAGGAGTATCTATGTTTACTGATATAAATATTTACATGAAAATTTATAATAATGAAATAGTAGTTGCCCAAGATATTCAAGCACTTGAATATCTTACAGGTAGCACAGATTTTGATAAGGTTATTTCTTATAAAGAATGGGAGAGTTGTCTTTTCTCTGCATATATAGAAAATGGAACCATTGTATTAGGAAATAGCCCCGATATATATGCCAAACAAATTATTGAGGAACGTAATTTCCGTTTGGCTAAATCAGATTGGACACAAACTATAGATGTTGTATCAAGAGGAACTATTTCTAAAGAAGAACAACTTGCTTGGGCAGAATACAGAAATAAACTTTATAATATAAAAAATGAACCGGGGTTTCCGTGGAAAGGTGGTTCTAAATTAGAAGAAGTTCCTTGGCCCAAAGCTCCAGATGGTTCTTATTAAATTTATATGATCATTATTTAAAAAAGGTAAATTATGGAAGACCTCTCTTTTCAAAATAATATTTTTTCTATCCGTGGAATTAAGAAGAACGAAGACCAATCTTTTACCATAACTCTTGGTATTGGTGATCAGACTGCGGAATTTATTATCCCGGATACCGATGAATATGAACTTATTTATAACGGAATCAAAGAATTTCTTGATAACAATTAAAAAGGACAATATACGAATATGAGCGACACGCATCAAACAGTTACGGTAGGCGGTGGGGAGAAAACGGACGGAATTTCTAGTGCTATTCTTGCATTCGCTAAAGATATTCCGAGGGAAGTTTCAGATCATGTATCTACGCTCTTTTGGAGGATGCTGACGTTGCTTCTTATCGTCATGTTCCTTCTTACCGGGGGAGCTTCCTATTATTTTTCATCAAGAATCAATGATATGGAAGCTCAAATCTCTGAGAAAAACAGAGCTATCGAATCAATTAATCGTAGACATAGAGATCTGGTTAGGGCTATCGGCAAGGGAGATATTCAGTCTCTTTCTAAAGCGAATATTAAATCAGATTCAAATCATGAAATTTCAGAATAAAAGTGGCAATGGTAAACAATGGCTACATCCGACGCTAATATTTGTCCCGTTTGCAAAGAAAGGGCTTTTTATCAAACAACCGTAGTAGCTTTTGAAGATACTCATTTACATCGATTAGGAGTGGAAGAGAAATCGACCTATACTTGTGCCGTATGCGGAGCGACTTTTCTGAGAAAGGTAAAACCTGAGTTTTATCAAGTCAAAACTCAAACGCCTCCAGCTTGGCTAGTAAGGAAATTAAGCAAGAAGGAGGCTAAATAATGGCATACGAACCTCGCACAAGCAAAGGTCTTCGTTTTTTCCGGGGAACAGGGACGGACCTTGCAACGACATCATGGCAGATAATTAATGGTATTTCGGATTGGGCGGCCCCAACACCCACCATCCAATCTATCGATATGACGACGATTAAAGATGAAGCCACTGTATACGCTCCCGGAATCCGAGAGAGTGGAAGCTCATCTATGACCCTGTATTTTGATGATTTGAATACGATTCACCAGAATCTTTTGATTGCCGATAGTAAATCTGCGGTCAATATTCCTTATCGTATTGATTTTACAGAAACGGGAACCAGCGTAGCTTTCATGGGTCACCCAACATCCGTTCCAGTATCCGGTTCTGTAGGGTCCGCAAATTCAGCGGCTATCACTTTCTACGTTTCAGGCGACCCTGTGTGGGCTTTCGGTTCTGGAAGCAGCCCTGAGCTTGACCCTTCCCAATTCCCGGAATCCATAAAAGAAAGATTCGTTATTGCTACCAATGAAGCCGCGATGCTTTCCTTAACGATCACTGATGTCCAAAATGGCGATTCAGTGATTGTCAAAGAGCCAAAGCCTCTTATGTATGCTGTAATCGATGATGGCGCGCTTGGTACAATGGCGGCGTTTTATGCGTATCAGTCAAAATCTGATTGGAGTCTTCTTTCCAGCGTCCCCGCCGCATTTAAACCTTCCGCACATGCAGATGAAAGCGCGACATACGGATTAGCAACAACAACTCTGTATGGTCATGCAAAAATAACGACAACTACGCCAAAAGCTCTTGGCGTAGCCAATATAGGTTCGGAAGACGCATTCGCTAGAGGCGACCATGTTCATCCTGTTCAAAAAGATGTATCGGGGAATGCCGCGACAGCTACCCAATGGAAAACTCCTAGGACATTCTATATTTCCGGAGTATATAAAGCGGAAGCTATTGTTAATGGAACACAAAATATAGATTTCGCGTTGGAAAGAAATATCCAAAGTTTGTCTTCTGGCGCAGGAAACGTTTCTGTTGAATTAATTCCTTCCGTAACCCACATCGTTACAGTGGACCGAGCTTTTACCGTAACACTTCCAGCGGGATTACAATCTGATAAATTCTATGAGTTTCATGCTATACTTAAAGCCGCGAATGCCTCTGCCGCATTAACGATTTCCGAACCTATTCAATGGGAAAACAATACACCTCCCTCACTCACTGAAAATAAAGTTACTGAAATTAAAATACAGATCTATGGTAATATAAAAATTGGAACATACCGTATATTCGGATAATCTTAAATAACTCCGTCGACGGTCGTGGACGCATTTCAATATTTAAAACTCTGCGCTATATTGCCCCCATGATGTTAATCATCACTTGGGGGCTTTATTATGTCTAACGCAACTACAGGATTTAATCAATCCACATATTCTTCTCCTACGCAGCGTTCTTCTATGCCTATGAACACATACAGCTACGCGATGGTAAGTTCTGATGGTGTTATTTACACATGGGATGTCAATGCCGGGAACCAGCCTATCGGGGTAGCCACGGAGATTCACGAAAAACTCAAGGCGCAGCTTATACAAGCGATTGATAAGGCGGAGTCTTATTATAAGATGCTCGTAGAAAACGGGATTATAAAGCCTGAACCTACGCAAGAAGAAGTTCTTAATAACGCTTTGAAGGAATTGCAGGAATCCCGAGCGCAGAATGCTAAACTGGCTGAGATGATTGCTGGTCTTACCGATAAGATTCAAGTTATTTCATCGAATATCGCTTCAACTAAGTCCGTCAATGAGGAAACTCAGGACACTCAGAAATTCGTAGATGACGTGATTAAGGAAGATGCAAAGAATCCTCCAGTTAAAATGGAACAAGGCAACAATAGAGGTAATAAACGATGAACGTACAAAAGATAATGAGCATTGTAAATACCTTGTCCGGAGGAAACTCAAAGGTAATTGACGCCGCGCAAAAGGCTATCTCCGAATCTCGTAATTACCAACCAACTCTTGAGGGTGCGCTTCAAGTCGCCCAGAAGTTTGGTATTGATGCTCAAATCCTTGCGGGGATGAAGAAACATTTGGACAATCCTGCTATTAAAATGGGGCTGAATACCATAGCTCCCGGAAGCATCGACAAAATTACCGAGATGGGGAACCAGCTTGAGGCCGCGCTTCGTCAAAGAGGTCCAGCCCCTGCTTCAAACGTTCCTAATCCCGGAAACGACGAATTGGCTAAACGCCTTCAAAAACTTGGAATAAAATAATATCTTCGGTGATTCGAGAAGAAATTCGCAGTTTCTTCTCTTCACATATACCCAAAAACTTTTTTATGGAGAATGACTTATGGAATCTGAACGCGAATCTTCCATGAACTTCGGCTGGATCTTTATCGTGCTGCTCCTGTTCTTCGGGATCTTCGGCGGTGGCTTCGGCTGCGGTGGTAACGGCCTGTTCGGTCGTGGTAATTGCGGTGGTGCCGCTGCTGTTGCTGGTACCGAGCTTGCTGATCTGGTCGCGCTGCGCTCCGTGCTTGGTCACAAGACCATGACGGATAACTGCCAGACCGACCGCGATGTTCTGGAACTCAAGTGCAACATGACTGCGCAGAACGCTGTGCTGACGCAGCAGCTTGAAACTGCCTTCCGCACGATTATCTCTAATCAGGACGCTGGTTTCTCGGCTCTGCGTACTCAGATGCTCGAAGACCAGATTCGTACCCGCGACATGACCCTGATGGCTCAGAACAACGAAATTCAGGGCCTCAAGGCGCAGATGTACAATGACGGTCGTTTCAACGCTCTGGAACGCTCCATTGAAGCTGGTTTCTGCCAGACTGTCAAGCGTCCGCCCTTCTTCCCCGTGGGTTGCTCCCCGTGCGTGAATCCTTGTGGTTGCGGTGGCGTCACCGCCTAACACGGGCTGATTTCACCCTGATATGAGAGGGGTTATTAAGCCCCTCTCATTAACCACAATGTACGGAGAACTACTATGTGCAATCGCTGCTGCATTCCGTGCATCCGTGTAGCAAGTATCACTACAACTGCCACGACTGCGACTCTTACTCTCGCTACCAGTATTCCGGTAGGAAGATTTGATATCGTAGTTGGAAGGAACTTGTGCATCAGTCCTTGTGCTGATGAAAAAGTTCAGATTGTCGCTGGAGGTGATACGTTCACGAACGTACTCAACACCTCCGGGAACTATCTTACCCTTGGACAACTTTCTCGTTTCGTTCGATGCGGCTGCCGCATTCGTATGACTCAAACGAGCAATCCTGCGGGTAACATCATGGCTATTGATGTGTCTTGCCCCGGCCCGAACGGAGTACCCATCGTAAACTGCGGGACATCTTTGCTTCCCGCAACCGCCTCTGCTTCCCTCGCTTCCCCGGAACTTGACAAGTCGGAAGCCCCCGCTAAGAAATAAAGTATCCGGGATTTGGGAACATACGTAGCTTATGACTACGTAACCCCTACCGCGCAGCGTGGGACGATTTTTATCTTCTCGCGCTGCGTTTTTATTAAGGAAATACCATGTTTAGATTAGGACTAGGTATCCTGTTAGGATGGCTTATCTTTGATGAAGAAGGGAAAAAGGCTTCGAATAAGGCTGGTAAATTTATCAAAGATAAATCCGGTGAAGCCATAGACTATGCGTCTAAGCATATTGATGCGGATAAAGTCGCTGATTTCGTTAAAAAGCAAATTTCCCCGAAAGGCATCGCTGAAAATATCGCCCAAGACGTAGCTGAGGATGCTATCATAGATACGGTTGCAGAGGAAGCTGTGCTTGGTAATGCCGCCGGAGGCATTCTAGCCGGAGAAACTTTGGCTACCGAACGAAACAACGAAAATTTGAATCAAATTGATCTTCTTCAACAGCGCGTGGATGCTTTGACAGCGGAAACCACGCCCATTATATAACCTCCACAAGGAAATGAATCATGCACGATAGCAAATCCGCCGAAAAGATTGCAAAAGAAGAGTATAAAGAAGAACTTGCATTCTTGGAAGAACTTGAACATGAAATTGGCGAGCATTGTGAAGCTGGCGTCAAATCAATGCCCCATGTCGAAAGCACTCGTGAACTGCTTAAAGCACATAAAGAATTGTGCCATTATCTCATGTATAAGTGCGCCATTCATGAAATGTCGGAATATTCCGAAGTGTATCATGAGATTGAAGACATTATTGAAAATCCGCCCCATACGTGGTATCCCTACATGGATAAACCGGGCGGGCACATGAATATCATTGAGATGGAAGTCGGAGAGATGATGCACGCCTATGAAGGAATGCGCGCCACGCCTCCCACGATGACCCATGCTCAGTTCGTACATGAGCTTAAACACGCCGCCGCCGCAATTTGCTACGCTCTGGAAGAAATGACCTGCTCTGACAAGGAATACCATAAAAAGCACCATTTCCATAAGCCGTATCCCGAAGAATACGGTTCTAAGGCGAAATAATCATGAACATCGAATCTGATCGCAGGATAGATACAGGACAATCGGAATCGAAGACTTTCGGATGGATACCTTGTGCATTATGCAAGGCGTGGATTCCGATTGTCAAAGACGGAGTACACGAACCTCCGAAACACGGTATTTGCCCGTATCGGAAGCCCTCTAAATGCAAAACGGAACCTAGCTTCGGTTGTCGTTGGGGCTTTACTGCTTAATCAGAAATTCTCCCTACCTCCTTCACATCCCTCCCTTAAAGGCGTCTATCCGGACGCCTTTTTCTTTTCTTGACAAAAATATAGAATGAAGATATACTTCAAAGATATATTGAAAATATCATTTTATCAGATAAGGAGAGGAGTTTCAATGGCTAATGTAAAACCCATAACGACTAAACAATTCAATCAAAACAAAAAGCATATCACCGACATCCATTGGTACGCCGACAATGTTCTTAACGGAAATATTCAGGTCTGTAAATACATTAGGGCATTGTGCAAAAACTTTAAAGATGATCTTGCCAATAAAGACCTCGATTTTTATTTCTCGGAAGAATCGGCTATTCGCGTAATTTGTTTTATCGAAAATATGGTGCATGTCAAGGGCGTTCTTACTGGAAAAAGATTAAAGCTTGAGCCTTGGCAGAAATTCTTCGTTGGAAACATCTTTGGGTGGCTGGATAAGAAAAACAATCTCCGCAGGTACAGGGAGGCCGCCCTTATCGTCCCCCGAAAAGCTGGCAAGGCTTTAGCTGTAAGCACTCCAATCCCTACTCCCGAGGGTTGGGCCACGATGAATGATTTAAAGCCCGGAGACGCCGTTTATGGGCCAAATTCGGATATACGGAGAGTAGTAGCCGCAACGGAAGTGATGTACGGAAGGCCGTGCTATGAAATTTCTTTCAGTGATGGTTCCGCTATTACTGCCGACGCGGAGCATCTTTGGAAAATCGACGGTAAGAATATCGTAACCTCTGAAAGTCTGCATCAAATCCTGTCTCATAATGGCAGAAAGCCCAAAGTGTGGGTAGCCCCGAATATAAAAAGGCATGATGGCGAGACGGTGCCTGTGGTAAGATTTATTACGGATTGTAAACCTGTGGAAAGCGTTCCGGTGAAGTGTATACAGGTTGACAATGAAGATGGAATGTATCTTTGCGGGAAAACGTATATTCCGACTCACAATAGCAGCCTTGCAGCGGCTATTGGTCACTATATGCTTGTTGGTGAAAAAGAAAAAGGTTCAGAAGTATACTGTGGCGCGACCACAGAAGTTCAAGCATTTGTCCTGTTCAACATCGCTCGGGATATGATTGTTGCCAATAAAGCATTTGAAGAAGCATTTGGTCTGACTTATACTAAAGAATCGATTCATGCGCAATCAACGCTTTCTACGTTCAAACCTATTATCGGAAGCCCGAAGGACGGTAGTAATCCTCAATGCGCTATTGTTGACGAGTATCACGAGCATCCTTCCGACGCGCTGTATGACTCGTTGAAGCTCGGTATGGGCGCAAGACAGCATCCTCTCTTGCTTGTTACTACCACCGCAGGGACGAACATTAAAGGCCCGTGCTATCGTTATGTGGAGCAAGGCAGGAAGGTCGTATTGGGAAAAGCAAAGAACGACCGACTATTTTACATGGAATTCACCATTGACGATACGGATAAATGGGAAGATTTTTCATGTTGGATTAAGGCCAGCCCGAACTTTGGAGTTTCCGTATCCGAAGAGTTCCTGCGCGAGCAATACGAAATAGCCAAATCATCACAGTACAAGCGTTCATCCATTCTTACCAAAATGCTGAATGTTTGGAACAATGAATCTGTGGGGTGGATTGACTTTCCTAAATGGCTTAATTGTACTGACAGAAATCTAAAGATGGAAGATTTTGAAGGCGAGAAATGCTGGATTGGCATTGACCTAGCCTCTAAAGTCGACTTAACAGCAATGGTTGCCGTCTTTAAGCGTGACGGTAAGTTCTATGTTTTCGGAAAATACTATCTTCCTTCCGATACTGTAGATAGGCCGGAGAATGACCATTATCGTGGCTGGAGGGATGAAGGCTGGCTGACCGTAACGCAAGGGGCTCGAACAGATTATCACGCGCTAGAGGAGGACTTGCAAAATTGGGCTGATAAATATGCGATTCAGGAAGTAGCATATGACCCTAGAGAAGCCGAATATCTTATGCAGAATATCCGGGAATGGGCGGCATTTGAATGTATTGAATTCACACAGTCATCCGCTACTTTCTCCGAGCCGATGAAAGAGTTTGAAGCTGCGTATCTTAATGGGGAACTTTTCCACCAGAATGACCCTATCCTCAATTTCGCAGCAGGGAATGTAGTCCTGAAATCCACAACGAACAAACTTGTTTACATGACCAAAACGGCGAATGAAAATAAAATCGACCCGATGGTCGCTATGATTATGGCAATCGCTAGAGCAATGGAAGATAAAGAAGAAGAGGCGTCAGATCCGTTTATTATGTTCCTTTAACGTGCGTTAGCACATACAATAATACCCGATTAATCTACGAATCTCTTTCCATTGATTCCGCGATTAATCGGGTATTATTGTATTCTAGGGAACCCTAAAAAGGAAATCCTTTTCCCTTATTAATCGACTTTAGAAATAATGTATGGATGCACCTATCAATTATAAAACAAACGCTAATGATAGGCAGTAAAAAGAAGAAAAAGGTTGTACTAAAATCTTTTGATCTTAGTACATCTGAAAATAAAAATAATCCAATCGCAAAGATTATGGAACTTATTGTCAGGTCATAGTATTTAAGAACCTGTAACCCCTTTAAGAAGATTTCTGAATACTTCATCTATACCATTTTCTCCTTTGGAGACATCGAAAATAATATCATGGGTTTCACCACCTTTTAAAAAGAGAGTTATAGTATTACCTCTCTTTTTAGCCCCGATAATACTTTCGATTTCAAAAAATTCAGTAGCGGGTGATGTTAAGGTATCTTTAAAAACGAAATAATTCTTTTTTGATGATGGAACGGGAGGAGGCGGAGGCGCACAGCGTTTTGGCACATCCCACCATATTTGTCTATCAGGTTTACATTCATCCATATTATAATACCTTCTTAATTTCCTTTTTTTATTTATGGTATAAGGTACGCTGACCTTTTGGTGGATCTGGCCTTTCAGGGCAAACCCACCCTTTTGGATGCGAGACTATGCGGGCTCCAGTTTTTCGGTTTTCACTTGCTAGGAGTTTCAATAACAGAAGTATGAGAAGCGCGGAGAATATTAAAATGGACACCATCACGATACTCCTTCGATGGAAATACAAAGCGTTCTGTTAGATTCCTCACTTTTGTTTCTACTGATATATCCAATACACAATCGTCGTCAAGGGCATCACTTATAAGAATGATACGATCCAAATCAATAGATATGGTTCTTTCAAGCTCTGGTCCATATTTAAAATTAAAAAGCTTCATGCTGATCCCTTCCCTTTCCGATAGTCGGAGGTTATTTTTGAGTGGCAGGATTTACATAACGCCATAAGGTTATTTTCGTCAAGTATTTTTCCGCCCTCGTTAATAGGAACGATATGGTGGACTTCATTAGCTGCGTTAGGAAACGGAGTGGTTTTCTCGCATTCCTCGCAGAAAGGGTGCTTTCGCAGATAACGCTCACGAACTTTCTTCCACCTTGAATCGTACCCTCTTTCCGCCGGAGTTCCACGCTTCATGTCATATCGTTTGTCTGACGATATTCTGTGCTTGGCGCAATCTTCGCAGTACCCCGAAGGGTGATCCGTTGGCTTTTTACAATGTTTGCATGGTTTTTTTGGTCTAGGGGGCATATTGTGACCTCCATAATTAATCGTATTTTATTGATAGGGCTCCAGCGGAAAGAAACCACGCCAGTCTATAGACAGCTCCACTAAGTTGGTCTTTGCTTATATAATCTGCGAATGGATTAATCCATTCCATACAGATAAAACAAGAAAGAAAGTAAAGACCTAATAACGATAATAAAAAGCATATAATATGGCTTACGAAATTATTATTCATGGATTTTACTTTTCCCCCGACATAAAAATATCAAAATGCTTTTTTGCAGGTTCGCAGTATCGCCATTGAGTTATACAAATTTTATCTGTATCGCTATATCCTGTATAGTTCATCTCACCTCCTTGTATCTTCTTATTAAAAAAGCCTATATACCACACTTTTTTATTATCGCTAAAAGCAACAAGTTCTCCCTTCTGAAATTCCTTATGAGGGGCATTGTAAGTCCCCACAAGATGTTCGTTACCTTCGTAAGGAATGCAATACCTATATACACTCAAGCTGGTATCTTTAAAAGCGTCCCCTACCTTTCCCGAAAAAAGCGCGGGCTCCCAAATTTCATGTTCAGAATCTCGCATCAAGACTTTATCAAAAGGCTTAAACTCGTACATTATGTAATCTCCTTTTTTTAAATGATTAAAGTAACAGTTCATTCATTTTACGATCAAACCTTTCTTCAAGAAAACTAACCTCTTCGTAAGAAAGATTGAAATTACATCCCTCCATAAGATGATCGCGTGCGTAAGGATCAAGTCTCCATGCTTCAAATTTTTCTCCTTTTTGGTTTTGGTCCTCCTGCCATTCAATGCTACATTCCCTATAAAACCCTCCCGATAGAACCTTCGTTTCTCCATCTACTGTGAAAGTAAGATGCCCTTCTTCAATTTCAGAGTTCCATTCGTAGCGTACAATCTTAATATCACGCATTATCTATTCTCCTAAGAATTAAATTCAAAATGCTTTTTTGCTGGCTCGCAAAATTCCCAACTATCATTATCGCTAAATGTATACGTAGAACTTGTAATATAAAACTTCTTGCCGTTGCGAACATCCGTTCCGCTATAAATACGTAAGAACCACCCACTATGAATACTATTTCTGACTGCAACAAGGTCGCCTTTTTTAGGAACCCATTCACTATTCTTCGTCCCCACAAGATGCTCATTGCCGAGGGCAGGGATGCAATATTCCCAAGAAGCGTCATTGATAGCTATAACATGCCCTTCTATATCATAATGAGAGAAAAAAGTTGCGGTCCAAATATCATCTTCGGAATCCCTAACTAAAACTTTATCAAACATTTTAAACTCAGGCATTAGATTTCTTCCTTCTTACCAATATCAAAATGATGCTCAAGAGGTGCACGGTATTCCCATGTTTCAAATAACTCTTCAAAAATACGGCCTTCACAGTTTTTTACTCTGTAGATAGTACCTTCTTCGCTTTTTTCTTCACTTATAAAGACCCTAGCGAACCATGAGCTACCCTCATGACTCACAGCCACAAGTTCCCCCTTCTTAGGTTTCCATGCGCTTTTAGCTGTTCCTACAAGATCTTCATTGCCATGATAGGGAATACAATATGCCCACAAACGATTGCCGAGAGTCACAAATTCGTCATCAATATAATGGGAAAACAAGTCTACTGCCCAAATTCCATCCTCAGTATCTCTAACCAAAACCTTTTGATATTCTTTAAACTTAGGCATGTTATTCATTCTCCTTTATTAATTTGTTCTGCCATAATAAATGCGGCATCAATTTCCTTAGCCAGTTGGTCAGCATTATAATTTTCGTCCTTAATGCCATCTTTCTCTACAGACATAGACGCTAGGCATAAAAGAGCATCCGAAAGAATCTTGACCGACTTACACGCCGCAACGATATACTTAGCGTTGGCAAGCTGTTGCTCTCTCGGGACGTTTTGAGCAGGATAGTCCTTACAGACATACATGCTTACCATTGCGATATGCTTGTCTCCGCAGTTAATGGCTCCATGACAATGAGACTCGTCAAGATGCCAATCGCCTCCATTCGTAGCGGCTTTCCTCAGCTTTTCCAATTCTGTAAGGAATCTAAGACTTTCGTTCATTTCTTACCATCCTTTCTTCACGTTCCATTTCCGCTTCGACCATAAGTTCAGCTTCACGCAAAAGGCACCAATTGCCGCAACCGGGGAAGCTTCCACCTTTGCGCGGGCACAATGCCTTCATGCTGTGAGCGCAAGGAACATCGTTGTAATCCATGCTAATCAGTTTAAGTTTCACACGAGACTCGAACATAAGAGCGTCATAATAGTCAGGATACAAGGAATCAAAATACCCTCTTTCCGGACAATCACTGCACATAAAGGAAAATCGAAATTCACAATTTTCGCATTGATTGATAAAAAGAATTCTGTTTTTAAGCCACTCTTTTTCCTTGTTTGTAAGACTGTACTTGTTTTTTCTCATGATGTCAATTCTCCTTTAATTTTTATCGGTTATCTGGCAATCCCAAAATTATAAGCCTCGTAAGAACATGAGGTTTCGGAACTCCGAAAAGCATTGAGAGCCTAGTAATACTATAATTATGTTCCTCTGCTTTCTCTCTAAACAATTCCTCCGGCATCAAAAGCTCGTATGCGAATAGGTTAGCTTCAATCTCTTCTTCTCTCGTAAATTGCTTTGATTCGTTTTTCATCTTCATCCACCTCCCTTGAAATAGATACTATGAAATTATCTGAGAGGTGTCAATACTTTTTTGTTTAAACTACAGGATAGAAATAAAGACTTGTGACAACCTGAATCGTCACAAGTCTTTATTAGCATTTATTCGAGGGGGATACTCAGCATTGGGATATTCTCTCCTGTAACCTTGGGCAGAACTCCATTCCATCCGGTAGCCATGATGTATCGGATAAGCTCAGGAGTGAGGGATTCAGCGAGCTTCTTATTCGCTGTATACTGAGCTTCCGCTTTCTTCGTAATGGAATATGCCTCGGCATCCGCAATCTTCCGCATGGATTCGGCGCGTCCTTCCGCCTCGGCTTTCTTCTTATCCGCCTCAGCTTGCGCGGTTTCAATTTCTGTGCGGCGCTGCGTAGCAATCTGAATAGCGCCCACCTTAGCGTCAATCGCTTCCTTTACATTCTGGGGAAGCCAGATATTGCCGACAATGGCAATGTAATCAATCTTAATCCCAAGAGGCGCGAGACGTTCACGGACGGCCTCCGTCACCTGCATAATAAACTCGGTCTTCTTTTCCCCGTAAAGCTGCTCAGAAGTCCTCGTAGAAGCGGCGCGGACAATCTCGTCTCGAATCATGTTGTAAACATATACGTTCGTGATTTCGTCAATACCCTTTCTATACGTTTGGAAAAGCAAAGACACTTTATCGGGATCAACGGAGTAAGACAGAGAAACGTCAGCACTGAGAGAAAGCCCTTCCTTGGATTGGAATTGGAATGCGCCGCTATTTCCGGTTCCCCGCCATTCCTTTGTCTGCTGCGCCGTAGAGAACGTGAAAAGCTGTTCATTGATGCCTACCCAATAGCGGCCTACACCAAGCTTTTCAGTGTCCACGCCTTTCGACGAGCCAAGCAAGTTCACCTTCACGCCAACGTAACCAGCCTCGACCTTCTCAATGCAAGTAAGAGCATAAATGCCGAAAATAAGGACAAAAACAAGAGTAACACATGCGATAATCTTTTTCATTATACGTCTTCCTTAAAAATACTTTTAAAGGTTTTATAGCTCAAAAACACAGTTACGGGGAAACTAAAAATCAATGCCGCTCCGGTCAGGACTAAAGCCGTAGATTCGGAGCTAATCAAAAACGGCAGAAGAAACCCAAACAAACCAACAACGTAAACAAGATTGATTATAGCATAAACCAAAAACATGAGGATATCATCTTCCGTCTTTTGTAGAATTGAAGATGCGTTTTCTGTCTTTTCCGTTTTTTCGTTATTCATCTGAGCCGCCTTTATGTTGTTCATCCCAAAGTTTCTGCCGTTGCCTAGCATATTCGAGCATCCTTTCTTACAGCTACCACCGCGTTTCTTACTTCCGCGCAAGACCGCTTCAATGCTGCGGTGTATCTTACGTCAGCATGAATATAACCAAGAGAAGCCACAAGCTTAGCTCGCTCAAGGAATCTTTCACACTCGAAAATTGCGAGGTCCACGGTTTTCTTATTGATGCTCATATTACAAGCTCCCCTTTAACCAATTTTTCCAAAGCTTCAATCCAATCTGATTGTTCAATTTCATCGCACGATCCTCTATGAAATAATGGACAGTGGCTCCACAAACAGTCCCTACCAAGATCTTTACAAGCCTGAGTGTGCATGTAAGCAATATCGCTAATAGTAATTATCTCCCCTACGTCTTTTTTATTAGCTTTCATTCAATCGCCTCCTTTGCAAGGTCTTTTAATTTTTCAAAAAACCGTAGCCAGTCATTGACTTTAATGTCCTCACATCCATATTCAAAAGTAAAACTATTTAGAGGACAGCTATATCCACGAAAAGGACAGGATTTTTTAATTTCACGAATACGATGTTTCTGACAAGAGATAGCTAATAGCTTTGCGAGAGCTTCAAGCTCATCTTTATCATCATTATTATTTTCCGTCATTCAATCGCTTCCTTTTCATACGGATTTTCAAGGCCAAGCTGCTTGCACCGATTTTGAATATACCCTTCCATTTCAGCTTTAGCTTCCATCAAAGTACGTTCCGTGGCTTCGCGAAGGCATTTAAGGTTATATTCACTGTTAGCTGTAAGGTTGCGCTCAACAGTACCAAGAGCACTCAAAACACGTTCTTTATCACGTTTACACAACTTAGAATCATTGACTATATTCACAGCGTCCTTAGTCAAAGTATTCTTGAGCTTCCTAACGGAATTTTTAAAGGCTTCCTCCGCAAGGTCGGCATCCGTCTTAATTCCTTCCCGGACATATTTTACGGAGCCGTGGATAGGATGCCGAGTGATGGTGCATGGGACACCTTCATATCTATCGGCGGAAATAAGAAGCTCAGAGAATTGGAGTGGAGTAAGCTCGACCCTGATAAGCGGGGCACCTCCAGCATCCCTGACTCGTTGTTCCCCGTGGTCTGTAACAATTTCGGCATTATTGATTTCAATAAGAATCGAATTAGTTACTCTTACTTTAGAGCCAAAGAAGAACTGACCGCCTCCACCGATTTGCGCCCTCGATAAACGGATGGTCCCATAAGAAGCTTCACGTTTTACGTTTTCTTCTTCCATTTTATCCTCTTTTATTTTTTTGTTAGCATGTGGGGGCATTAAGCCCCCACTACTTTACAAAATCCAATTATTCGGGCTTCGCGTAATTCGGGGCCTTCGGCGGCTTACGAAATTCCGCCTTGCACTTGTCGCAAAGCTGAGTTCCTCTTACGCGAGGCTTGCCACACTCGGCACAACGCAAAGGCTTTTCAGGGTTCTTCTTGCCATAGAAAAAGCTGGTAGGAATCATAATAGCCATGTTGATCTCTCCTTGTTGATTAAAATGTTTAGATTAAAATGGTTTGATAGAATATTTCCGTGTTCCCTTTCTCTTGAAACGCATACTATGAAATTTTCGTTACCTTGTCAACACTTTTTTAAAAATTATTTTCGGAACTCCATTCAATCCAATTCATTCTATCTTTATGCGCGGTTCCATTTGGCTTCGCTACAGGCCAGTAGTAACCCTTTGGGTAGCAATCCAACGAGTCCTTGCTAATGCCGCCAAAAAACTTTTTCGTATGATAGTAGTCAAAGTCCTTACGCAAGAGATTGACCCTTTGCGACAGGTGGAAAAGATTATCCCCGAGCCAGAAAGGTTTTTCGGTTGACTCAAAACTGTATAATCTGACACCATTCAACCATTCACGAGTCGCATGTGACTTTCCGAATCGCATATAGTATTCGGAGCACAAAGTCGCAATATATTTACTTAAATCGTATTCATACCCCTCCCACATAAGACAAGCTGGATGGTTCTTTGTAGGTACACGGCCTGAAAGAATCTGATACGCTTCCACGATTTGCTTATTCAGCCTCTTGTTGTCGAGAATCTTAGCCGTTTCAAGGAAGCTTGAAACGGGAAGAAATGTCTGCATGACAATTAACCTCTTTCTTTAAGAATTAAAAACGGTGCGCCTACGAAGACTAGAGCATCCTTTAACACGATGATTTTCGTCCCGTACAAGTTCGTCGGGGCAAAGCAAATCAATCCTGTCAGACGAGTCAAAAACCATGTTCGTTACGATATACATAACACCCGATTCCGGAGCGGGCAAGCCTTTAATCTCTCTTTCCACAATTTCACTTACAGGTACGTAAAGTGAGGGTCCATGATCAGGACAGAATACTCCATCATATTCTCGGATATAGTTAACCCGAGCCATACCTTCGGATTTAAAACGAAGCAGCTCAACAGTTCCAGAAGGATTGTAAATATTAATATCGTGTCCGGTGAAATTACGAATCTTCATTTTTATCCTCTTTTAGTTTATTTATTGCTCGTAGAATTATTGCTCACAGATTATTAGCTCTATTTCCAATCCATCCCAAAGAAGAGGATCTATATAGACCGTATAACATTTGGGGGATTCATCTAATGGTCTTTCCGTGGTTATGATTAGACTACCACGTTTATAGGCTTGACTCATCCCTACAAACTTTTCTCCTTTTCGTAAGTTTACTTTCCGTATGTCTTCATCGTTTGCATTCTCCGCGTTGCTGCACGCAGGAAGAATAGAAAACACAAAGATCACTATGGCGGCAACAATCATCCTTTCAACGAAACTGAATGTATCGAAACTTTTCATAGGAGTCAACCATTTTTTTTCTATTTTTTAAATTTTACAGAGAAATTCGCAAGGCACAAAGTAAATTCCGTTCCGCAGGAATCACACTTGAAAATGACATTCGTATGCTCAGAGCCATGTGCTGTCTTATAGTGCATCTTACCCTTACACTGAATACACTTGACATCAATAAATCTGTGGATCAAATGAGTAGTGTTATCGGTCGAAGAAAAATCTGTGCCTTCCGCTAACATCAAAGCAAGCGCGGAATCCCTATAATCAATGCTTCCCGGTCTGGTGTTTTTCCTAAAGTAATAGTGCTCCGCAAGCTGCATAGGATTAACTTCAAGGTCATCAAAATACCGATCATGTGGGAACATTTTCAAACATTCGGAAAGATTCATATTTTCACTCCTTTTTATATGCAGCGTGTCCGAGATCGATAAAGACACGCTGCATATAGTGAGTTTATAGTTTAGATATCAAAAACAATTTCCGCCATATCGAAGTAAAGATAGTCACTGTAAGTAATGGCTCCGTTACTATTCTCCGTCGCGGAGATTGCGCGTCTCTGAATTTCCGAGATTACCCTAGACAGTTCTGTAATGCTCATATCCTGATAAGCGTCTGCAAGTTCATGCAAAAGCTGCCTACGGCTCACCGCGTAGGAACATTCCGTGCTTCTAACAAAAAGATCTCGTTGGCTTTCAGAGGTAAACGCCACAGGTACAGTCTTGCGTCGCGTAAAAACGCCTTTGTAAAAAACAATCTTTTCTTCTTTCACCATGTAAGCATAGTAGCATCGAACAGGGGATTCCTTAGTTTCCTGCGTATTGATTTCTTGCACGGTAGACTCCTGTGAGTAAAGAGTAGTATCTTTATGTCCATCTTTCGAATTAACGCCAGAAGTTCTTTTTTCATCCTGCGAAATCTGGCTATTTACATACAATTCAAGTTTCCTCCAATCGTCAGCAGTGATTTCTGAGCATCCCTTATTACTTCCGAAAGGGCACGCAGCATCCTTATTTGCGAGAGGACACGTATTATAGTCTCCGAGAATATTACATTGTTTTGCGAGATATTCAACACTATTTTCTTCGAGCAAATCTTTATAAGAATCTATTATGCCTTCCTTAAAAAAACTGGAATCAATGAGGGGAAAAGGTGCTTCGATTTCCATTTTATTGTCCTCCTTTTTTTCTACCATAGCTCTCACCTCGCTCCAATGACTTTCATCTACATCACTACACATAGCCTTGAACGGGCATGGACCTTCTTTTGCATCTGGGCAGACTGCATATACCGTGCATTGCCCCGGCGATCTTCTACAAAGATGAGCTAGCTCTTTATCCGTCTTTCTACTTAAAATGAGAGTAAAAAGTTCTTTCCTTCGCTCTACGTTCTTCTGAGAAATATTTGACATTTCATCCTCCTTGATAAATTCTTCGTAGATAAACTCTTCGTGAACACACTATGCCGAATTTTCGCTAGCATGTCAACAATTATGTTTATTTAAAAATATACACGATAAGAATTGTAAACAAGACCACCGCACCAAATCCGGCTAGAGAAGCAACTACTCCATATGCAAATGCTTCGGGAAACTTTTCGACAAAACGTCTTTTCATGACATACATTCTTTGGGAAATCTCTTTTGATGGAACTTTATATTTACGCCCACACATTGTGCATTTCCAAATAAAAACCGTTTCCCCATCTCCTCTTAGTTCGTTCCCATCCTTTTGGAAAACCGTATGTGAACCACCACAAACAGGGCAGTCCCTTCCAAAATCATATGCTGGCACTGAGATACGAATATCGTTTTTCATTTTAAAACTCCTTTTTTTAAATATTTAAAGCGTGAATGACAATAACGACATTTCCAAATTATAAATTCTTTTCTATCTTCCTCAAATCCAATAAAAGCATTATATTTTTCGCATATTGGACATTTGTTAGGGGAAGGATAAAGAGGGTGCAATACTTTATCAGAGTAATTTTTAGGTTCTCCAAAACTCCAAGTTTTTGAGTATTCCGTATTCATGCCAACCTACCACATTTATTAACAATATCAAACCAGCCTTCATTCAGCCCTCTGTATGGCACTGGCTTCCAGACTCTCGTTTTATCCGGGTCATATTGATTCCTAAAATCTGTGATAGCGATATTCACGGCGTTCTCGCTCATAACACCAGTATTTAAAACAAAATATTCTTTTTTACGGTAAGGCACGATAGATTTATGTATGAAAATATCTTTCCCTCCATCGTTCCAATACTTTTTTATTTTATTAAAATTATATGAAAATTTTACTTTTTCTACGAATTTTCCGTAAACTTGAAATTCGCCTTTTATTGAATCGAAAACTTCAAGATTTCCCGCATATGTTCTGATCCTGCGCTCAGTCGTGAAATTCTGTACGAAACCAAGAATTTCATTGGAATCTACACCAATAATAACCCCGGTAATGTTATGCTTGAGTACATATCCTATGAAATGCTGAGTTTCATAGATGCGTATTTCAGAATTATTTTTCATTTCAGCACACCCCTTTCTATGATATTTTTTAATTATATTTCCAAATATCATCGTAGTTTACGGAGATACCTATTGCGCCAAAGACTCCTCCAGCGGCAACAATTCCTACGCTATTATCAGATTCGGAACGTGTAAACTTTCCGATAATTGTAATATTTCTGCCATCAATATGTATTCTCGCAAAAATTTCACTGCCATCCTTCGGAATTATGTCTCCAAATTTCGTATATTCATTTTCAGGCATATCTTTTTTTGAGCCCCTAACATATTTGTATTCGTAATGAGACGGAGCATACGAGTGTTTATAAATATCTGTGTATGTATCCATTTTATTCTACCTCCTTTGAAAAACACTCTATCCATTTTTATTTTAATATGCAAGCTATTTTTTTTTAAATTACGTTAGCCGTAGTCTTGATCCCCACTTTTTTAAATTTCATTTTAAAATGTTAGCTTGGATCGAGTCCCCCACCTCGCTCATTTACGTTAGCTTGCCTTGCATCCCCCACCTGCCCCAAAAATGTTAGCTCAGGTTGAGTCCCCCACCTTTTTCTAGAGCACACGCGACCCGGATTGATTGGTCGCACAACCAAGGTAGGTTGATTGAACGCACAAACTGCATTGACTGGTTGCACAACCAAGGTAGGTTGATTGAACGCACAAACTGCATTGACTGGTTGCACAACCAACATTGCCCGATGGACTCGGAAGGGGAGCGCAAATTTAAGCACGACCTTGCCCGGCGGGGCAAGAGCCTGTGCAGACACGCAAAAGGCAGGTACCTTATCGGCAGGATCACACATAAAGATGGACCTGTGATTTTTGTTTAATAAAAGCAAAGTGTTTCATACCGTAGTCCTTTGTTCCTACATAAATAGATTCTGGGACCTTTTTGCATCTTTCATGGATTCACCCCTAGGTTTCCTAAAAACATCGCTTAAATCGGCATTTGTGAGCGTCTTTTTTCTTTCTCATGGATACGGGCAAGCTGTACCGTGCTCAAGCTGTACCGTGCTCAAGCTGTACCGTGCT